AGCGTTGAACAAGGAACATTATGGGGATGTAAATCCAACCGCAAGCGAGATTGAGGTGGAAAAGGACAAGGTCACATTCAACGTATCATATTGGGGGAAAACGGAACAAAGGGTTATCACACTATAAAAGACAGAAAAAGGGGAAGCGAACTTGAAATCCGCCTCCCCTTTTTTTATGCTTCCAATTTATGATTCAGAAAATGGCCGATTGCCATGCTTCCAACCTTTGCCCTTCTCATAACGAAGCTCACCGCTTCTACGGTCATTGTTGTTTTTCACCCAACGAGCTTGCTTTGCGATGTTGGAATCCTTGCTCGCCTCTTGCTTGTCATACGGGTTATATCCCATCCTTCTTGACCTTTCTTTCGTAAGACTGTCATGCTGCTTGTTGGCTTGAGCGCGAGCCGCATCAGAATTTGCGTTTTGCATCTTTCTATATGATTGCTCGATTGCGCTATCAACGGTGTTCATTGAAATCTCATCAAGCGCCGCCTTTACGGACTCCTCGATAAACTTATGAAATTCGGCTTCTGTAAGTCTGTATCTCATATTTTGATATATTTTTTAACTAAAGATTCTTTCTTTTATTGACTGTGTTATTGTAGTCAAGATAATTATGCCAATCGTGGCCGTCTTGGTTTTTATTCACCCAACCTTGCCCTTTTTGGTACTCATAGTTACCCTTGTTGAAATCATCTACCTCTCCGTGCGCCTTTGCGAGCTTCCTTGCGAACTTATTATCACGGGAAAAAGGTCTGTTAACGTATGAATCACTGTCTCCTCCGCTTCCTCTCTGATTGAATCTCGTGTCTCCGTCTGGGTTATCACCAACTCTCGTTGCAAAAGTATTCGAAGTTCTTTCTCCATTATCTGCAGATGTAAGATGACCGTATTTTCCGAAATCGGAATTCGTGGCAGCGTGATTCATCCTTGTATATTGGTATCCCTCTCCGTCGGAATACCCGTAATCACGGTTGAATGCGTCATTGGCCGCATATCCAAACTTGTTGAACCTCCTAGGGTTCTTGTCCTTCATATAGGCGTTGTGGTATGTCTTCCAATCAAGTTCGTTCAACATCCTTTGAGCCGTCTCCACAATGATGTTGTGGATGTCTTGCTCGGTCAGCTTTATGATTTGCTTTTTCATATATAGTTCACTTTGTTATTTTGACATGAGTTCCAATGGGCTCTTCAAGTTCTGAACATCCAAGCCGTTGTAATCGGTATATGCACCGTTCCATTGGTAGTCGGTTTGCGTTTCCTCGATGAACTTGTTCAGTATGTCTGTGTCAGTAATCTCAGCCATTTGAAATTTGATTTTCTAATAAATATCTTGAAAAACTTGTTTCTTTACTTGAATTTTCATATCTTTGCAATATATTTTTTGCAAGAATTCAAAAAAAAGAATAAGAAAGTAAAAGGCAGTGGTTCCGTCAGAAATTCATAAGTTAAAGGACTTGTTGGTTTCCTTCCTAGGGGAGAGCAAGAGGGAGTTGGATGATTCCTTCCAATTGCAGTTCCCGTGCCCCATGTGCGTGGAGACAAAAGGAGAGGGCGAAAGGAGAAAGTTCAACTTGGAGGTCAACCTTCAGAAAGGTGTCTTCCAATGTTGGTCTTGTGCCCAATACAATGATGACATGCACGGTTCCATTGTCAAGCTCATCAAGATATTCGGAAACGACTCCGTATTGAAGGAATACAAGGAGACGGTACGTTCCTTTAAGCAGAGCCGACTGTACAACCTTTACTTCAAGAGGGGTGATTTCGACATCGAGGCGAATGCAGTGGAAAAGAAGGAAGTGGAACTGCCTCCCAACTTCATCCAATTCGAGCATTTCGGGTTCAACTCAAGAAAAGCCTTATATTACTTGGCGCACCGAGGAATCACTTGGGACATCATAGAGAGATACAAGATTGGGTTCACAGTCTACAACGAACAGCACAAGCAACTTTCATCACGCATCGTGATTCCATCCTATAATAAGTACGGAGAATTGAACTATTGGACGGGTAGGGACTTCACGGCATTGAAAGGAAGGCAGAAGTACTACAACCCCATTGTGGAGAGGAAGGACATCATATTCAACGAGGACATGATTGATTGGGACGCTGACATCACATTGGTGGAAGGCCCGTTTGACCATATCGTGGTCCCCAATTCCATCCCTTTGCTCGGTAAGGTGCTGAAGACAGACTTCAAGCTGTACCAAACATTGATTAAGAAAGCCAATGCCAATATCAACATCTTCCTTGACGCGGACGCTTTCGAGGACATCAAGAAGATATACTCGCTCCTCAACCACGACAGACTGTACAACAAGATTCGGTACATTCCGTCCGACGGAGACCTTGACCCTTCCAAGATATTTGAGCTTTACGGGAAGAAAGGAATTTCAGCCTTTTTAAGCAACTCTCAACAGATAGATGAAGTGTTACTCATCTGAAAGGAGAAAGTGGCTTAAACCGTCTTAAAATAGCCTATACGTTGATATTTAATCATAAAGCATATACAACATCATGAATAATAAGCAATTTTAACGAATTTAGAAAATTTAACCTAATCCATTTGTTTATTCCAAATTCTTTTCATATCTTTGCGAAAAGAATGACAAAATGGTAAAATTAGTGATAACTTGCGGAGACATCCATATCCGCAACTTTGTCCGACAAGAGGAGTTCGGAGAGCAATTGACAAAGTTCATCGAGAAATGCATCGAACTTTCCGAACCTTACGAGAAGGATGAGGTGAGAATCGTGATTGTGGGTGATATCCTTCATCAGAAGAACAACATCAGTCCCGAACTCATCACTTTGGTATCCGCCTTCATAAGACAGTTGGAAGAGATTGCAAAGGTCATCTTGATTGCTGGAAATCATGACCTCCTCGAAAACAACCAATCTCGCAAGGACGCCATCAGCAGTATCTTCGACACCGCTCAGTTCCAAAACTCCTTCCTCCTTGACAAGGAATTGGATTACCGAAGCGGTTGCGTGGAGGACGACAATATTGTATGGGCCGTGTATTCCATCTACGACGATTACATGAAGCCCGATATTGCCACGGCAAAGTTGAATCACCCCCAATCGAAGATAATCGGGTTATACCACGGAATGATTGTTGGCGCAGCTCTTGACAACGGTCAGATTGTGGACAACGGCGTAGACGGCGACATTTTCGGAGGGTGCGACTGCGTTATGTGCGGACACATCCATAAGCGTCAAGAACTGAAAAGAGGAGGGGTTCCAATCGTATACTGCGGCTCGTTGATTCAACAAACATACGGGGAAACGACCACTCAACATGGATTTTCCGTTTGGAACATTGAGACGATGAAGCACAAGTTCGTGGACTTGGAAACGGAATACGGATTGTATGACGTGGAAATAAACGACATTGCGGATATCGACAACGATAAAGAGATTATAAGGAATTACTAAAGGTCATAATATTAATTTTTAGATTTAACAAAGCTCGGCCACTTGTGAAAGCAGCCGAGCTTATCTTTTTTGTCACTGATATATTACTTTTACAATGGTATTGGAAGGTATCATCTGTCCAAGGTATTTCAATACCACCGCATCAAAGAACTTGACCACAGAATCGGACGTTCCTACATAGAAAGTGATGTCCATCCTCTTGATGTTCACCGTCCTTTCTGAGATATAGTCTGTGTTCATGTCCGTTACCGTTCCGTCCTTGTTCTCAACCACTCCATAGAACTTGACCTTGGAAGAAGCTTCCTCACCGTTAAAGGTGAATCCCGTTGTGGCTTCCTCCACGATAGTATCGATGGGGTTGTCGGTGTATTTCCTTTCGTCGAACAGCTTGTTCTCGCAAGCGTACTTGAAGATGTTCTTGAAGTAGTTCAAGTATTCCGCTCCGAAATCATACTTGGACGCCCCGTTGTGAGGGTTGTTACCCTTGAAGTAGTTCTCCACGGAAGAAAGCCTCTTATACTCGGAATCGCTTGTCTGCAACCTTTTCCAACCTTCAGTAATCGAATTGGATGGAGTCACGTAATTGTTCTTGTACTCCTTCTTCGTCAATATATAATAGTCCGTATACGTCTCTCCGCTTTCACTTGCAATGGGGAGAATGACAGCATTCAGCTTTTTCAAACTCTCGTCCGTAAAGGAACTTCTAGCCGACACGAATTGGCTTCCGCTCGCATCCTTGAGAATGTATACCCTTATCTCACTACCGTTTTCATAATCAGACAAGTCGTGGAACATCTCGCTGTTTTCGTCTCCGCAAGGGTCGGATACATATACATCGTCTATGAAGGTGTTCCCTCCAATCCTCACTCCGTTATTGTTCACCGTGCACGAAAAATAGTCATACGTGGCTCCGTTGATATATTCTTGGTGCAGCTCATAAACTCTACCGTCTACAATGATGAGTTTCTCCTTCGTATTCTGAACCTCATATATTACATTGTCATACAGTCTATTATAAGGGATTTCAATCAATTCCTTCACATTCCTTACGGAAGGAATCTCCTTGACGGTCTCCGTATATGCGCTTGTTACCTTCTCGTCATTCTTGTTGAATTGGATGTTTTTCCACATCCATCCTCCGTACATCTGATACCAAGGGTTTCCGTCAATGATTTTTTCAGTGGAATAATAGGGGAAGAGCTTTCCGTTGAACTGTCTTACGGGAAGTCCTCTATACTTCTCATAGATACAGTTTCTGTAATCGTCTGTGTCATAAGCTATTGTTTTAGTCTGATTGATTTTGTCAAGTTTCTCGCTCGAATCGTCGATATAGCTTTCCACAGACTCCACATACTCCTTAATCTCATAGTCATAGAGTATTGTATTCTCTGAATAGGAGGTTGTTCCGTTACTCAATTCCTTCTTGTACGTTCTTGTGTTTCCGCTGCTTTTCATCAAGTCAACCCATCTCTTGCTTTTCAAACCGAACAAGCCAAGCAGCATCTCCATCCCTTCCACGGTTCCCTTGTGGGAGAAGATTGCATAAGAATTCAGTCTCAACATCTTCAAGAATTGGTTGTTCACCTCGTTCATGGAATATTCCTTGTCACTCATGTAGGAATGAATTCTCTGCCTCAGCGCTCCGTTGAGATAAACTATGTTCATGCTCGACGAGGTGCATGCGCTATATCCCACGAATCCTTTCTCGCAAGATGAATTGACATAGTATCCGTATTGGTAAAGGCTGTCCTTATTGGAAGAGTACGAGTATGGAGACACCTTGGACACGGTGTCAATGAAGAACGATTTCTCGTTTCCGCTGTACGGGTACACATTCACCAAGTCCCATCCGATGTTCTCATTGCTGTCCGTCAAGAAATAGTCGGGCATATTGCTACCCTCTCCGTATGACAGCGTGTTGGAATTGGCGATTCCGTCAATGTAGTACTTGATTTCGTCAAACTCCCTACCGAACAGTCTTATCACCTTCTGAATCTTCTGTCCTCCCTCCACATAATCATCCGAGTCTCCGTCTTGATATTCCTTCTTGTAACTCCAATCGAAGTTTTTGATGGCCTCATGGGTCATGGAGCGGTATAGGTTATCGCAGAAATACTCGTCATAGAACTCGGATATCGTCACCAACGAATCAAGATATGACGAATAGGATGAATCGTTTACTGCCAAATTATATCCCCCATAAGTGGTGGGAAAGATGAATTTTTTCATCTCTGTGAAATAGCCGAAATCATTCTCCTTCAATACCTCGAAGGTTGCACTGTACTTTGGAGTGGTATCCTTGTTCAGCAAAACCCTCTCAAAGGAATCCAATGTATCGAAGAAATCCAAGTAAAACGAGTTCTTTGGACGTATATGGTATCCTACCGATGAATCATTCGCTGCGGTATAGATTACGTTCCCCTTGCTCTTGTATACGTTGATTTCAATGCTGTTGATTTTTACCACTGCGATAAGAGGGCAATCATTGTCCCCCTTCTTCGTAACGCTCCAAGATGTTACGTCACTGACAGTCCCTCCACTAGAAACAAGTTGGAAATTCTTGTATCCTTCATTGCAGAAATAGCGCAAAGGGTCGTCAATCTCACGGTTTGACAAGCGCTCGGTATGGATATTAATGCTGAATGGATTGTCTACGTACTTACCATTGAAGGCGGATGTAACATCGTCGTCGGTAGCATAAAAGGTCTTGTCGGTAATGTACAGCTCCCCAGGAAATCTCGTAATGATGTCCGTCAGCGAAGCCCTAATCAGTTCCGTACATGACCCGTAGTATGCGAAGTCCCTCAAATTATAGTAGTCTTGCTTCAGCACAATCTTCATTGTATCCTCCGTCTCGTTCGTAACTCCGCTCAGAGAATCCAATGTCCACACCTCGCTGTCTCCGTTTTTCTCCCATCCGTAGCTTGTGTAACTGTTCGTCCCTTCCGTACCTTTCCTCACGGATATGATATAGTTCCCACTCCGATAGATGGGAACCATATCCTTTGAGAATTGGTTCAAGCCACCGATGGTGGTAAAGTCCCTTTCGTAGACCGTACCACCACTCGTGAGCTGATGCTTTTTCTTCAGCGTATAATTACTGTATGACTTGATGTATGCCATTTTCTGCCCTAATCTAACTTATCCTCAATCGTCTGCGTAAAGTCGATTGAATCTTCCTTGTTTTTCTTTACCTCGTAGATGGGGTTCCCACTGTACTCATCCTTAAGCGTATAGTGCTCGTGTTGGGCGTAAATCTCGTTATCCCCGTTGAAGGTAGTGACCAAACCGTTCTCCAAATCCCTCAGTTGAGAACCCTCAAGCATCGTGCTGATTGATTCGATGTCATGGTCAACCATCTCGATTTCAATCAGTGTCGGTTCGAACTTGGTATTCACGATTCCAACCTTCTGCATGGAAACTCCGATATAAGGTGTCGCGTTCGGTTTGTAAGTGGTTGCCACTGAAGGAGACAGAGTCAAGAACACAAGGGAAGAGTTCTCATTGTATCTGTACCTCACCGCCTTTTGGTTCACGTCCGTCAAGTTCTGAATCACGGGTTCGCATTTGTTGTTGCTCGTCACAATGCGATAGTACGGCTGTCTCTTGTAATTCTCGTCATAGTATATGATTCGGTATCCCACCAATGCATTGTTCTCCTTCAGCAGTTTTGCGATGGAACTGTCAAGCACCGTGCTCTCGGCGTCAATCACGATTCCCTTCACGTCTGGATAAGAGGAAAGAACGCCCACATCGGACAGAACCGCCATATACTCCTTCGGCTTAAGATAAACTGTGTAATATCCCTTTTGGTTAAAGTATGACAAGGGAAGCTTGAGGTTGTACAATCCCTCAAGCACGTTGTCATATTTCTCATCCACACTGTCCTCGTCAATGTAGGCTTGCGTGAGAAGGGAAGACTCAATCTTAGTGAACTTGGCATTGTTCACGTCATCCGAATTCCTCGTCGGACTGTATGAGTAGTAAACCTCCACATCGCTCGATGGCGTGAGAGTGGCTCCCACACTCGTTCCGTATACTCCGTTTGCTGACATCTCTTTTCCTTTAGTTTTCTATTATGTTGAAATAGCCGTTTCCGTACTGCTCCAACGCTTCCATTGAATTCACCTCCAACAGTTTCAAGTGGCTGTCGAAAGACCTTGCAGTGCCTCGGCTTATATAAATATCTTGGTCTATGTTTTCCTTGGAGGAAGAGCCAAGCCTATATTCCTCCCTAATGGTCGGGAATGCGACGAATCCGTTGTACGCCCTCTTCGAGCCGTCCGATTCGCTCAAGTCTGAACCGATATCGTAGATGTCATAGCTGAACCAAGACTTGTTCACACTTGAGGCATAATTGTAATCCTCGTTATAGTAATAGTTCTCATCCCATGTCATCTCATAATAGTTCAGCATAAAGAAATCGGTATCATTCGTATAATAAGGGCATTGCGCCTCTGTAAGCTGAACGGTGTCCACATAGGTGACTCCGCTATTCACAATGCTGTATCCGAATCCGTCAATCCCATTCCTATTATAGGTGCTGTATGTATACTTGTCATTGGATACGGTAAAATCCCTTCTCACAACGCATCCCATGTGATAGGTAATGTCACACATCAATCCTACAACGGTTCCGTATGTATTGGCGAATGTCTCGTCGGAAGATTCTTTCAAGAATTCTTCCTTGCACTCAGAAATCGTATCCAAAGCGCCACTCGTGGGAAGATGCTTCTCGCAGTGCTTGTTACCATTGGAATCCAAGTAATAAACGGTCATGTCGGAAAGGTAATCACACCAATATGTGGCATAATTGTCACCCTCTTCCTCCTCACTGAGTCTCACAGCCAAATCGGGCTTGTAAAACATCTCTAACCAACCATTTGCCTTTGGCTCCTCAATTGTCCCGTCGGACTGTAGCTTGTACAGCCCATTCAGCTTATTTCCCATATCGTCGTATGCCTCATCCACCGTAGACAAGAAGGAAGACAGCTTTGATTCTGTATATCCGCTCACTCTCTTCGCGTTGTATATGGTAAATGGATAATAACTATAAAGTATGTTATCCTTCACCTTATAACATTCTGAGATGATAGTGGAAGAATCGGATTCCAATTTCTTTCCCAATATGGTGTCATTTGCTATCAACGTTCCGTTGTTCTCTTGCACGATGGTATCACCGCTCAACAGTATAATCTCATTGCCAACTTCCGCATACGACTTGACAATCAGCCCATCCGCCATTACAATTTTTCCCTTTACATTGCAAACACTCTTGGAAGGAAGTATGTTATAGGAAGTAGAACCAATCTTGATGACATCTGTTCCCTTATTGCTCAACGAACTATAATATTTGTTCCCATTGACAAACGCATAGTAGTTGGAAGATTCATCCTCATATACGATATACGGAGCATTGTTTACCTTGATGATGTCATGAACCTCAACCTCATAGCAAGTACCGTCCGCATATAAGAATCCGTTATTCCCGTTGGTAATGATGTCGTACTTCTCGGCCATCTTGTCATTGGTAGGGTTGAAGACAATCTTCCCTTCAGAATTGGCCGCATATGTAAGCACTTCCGTCCCATTGTCAGTTTGAGGGTAGAATGACTGATTGTCCTTATTGAACAATACATCGATATACCTCGTATATCCGCTGTCAGAGAAGGTGTACTCCTTGAAGGTGGAATCAAATGAGAATCCCTTCCCACTCTTCAGCATGTAATCATTGTCATTATATGAAATGATTGGACTGTGTGAAGTGATATGCGAATTCTCATAATTCGTCACACTGTAGTCGATTCCTCCTTCCCATTCCTCCGCGAATACGGATTCCTCGCCAAGGTCGTCGATTCTATTGGTGAGCAACACTTTTATTTCAGCGTATGCGTCACATCCTCCAACATACTTGATTCCGTTCAAGAACTCCTTCATCTTGGCAAGTATCGTCGTGCCACCCCTTTGCACATATTCCGAACAAAGGCAGCAATTGTCAGAATCCTTGCAAGTCTCAAGAGTTTTTCCGCTGAACTCACCATTCCCTTCAAACCAACCAATCCACTTCTTCACATCCGTTATGGCGAGTTTCTTGCAGTTCCAATATTCTTGAAACTCTGTCGGAATCTCAAACATGGGAAAATAGGTGGAATCCATGATGGAAACGCATTTCTGAGCTTGCTCCAACAAGGTTTCTCCACCAACTCCATTGGATATTATATCCACTTTCTCGTCAAAGTCAAGGCATTCATCATCGGAATATTTTCCATCATCATGTTTTTCGTAGTATTCCACCGCATTTGCGTAAGTGAAAGTAAAGTCACAGTCGGATGGTTGCAGCAGCCTAATATAGAACTTTAGGAAATGATACCAAGAGACAAATGTATGGTACGAGATGAGCTTGTTTGCATACTTCCCGTACGTCCAATCACAAATGGATTTTGGAACAAGTCCGTAACTTGTCTTGTAAGTGGCGCAACTAGCACTGAACTCATTGGCCACGTTGCTTCCGCTCACTTCGAACTCATTCACAAAGTAAGACTCAATGACGCTCGGCATCCTTGACTTGAACTCGTCCAAATACAGTTTCTTTTGAATGTGTCTCATTACAGATTCCCCAAAATGTTAGATTCGTCTTTTATTTTCACCTCGTACAAGCTGAACCTCATCTGATGTTTGTTCTCGTTGTTCTTGGTGAGGGATTTCGGCAAGTAATAGTAATACTTGTTATCCTTGAGGCAGTACTTTACACGCAAAGGGATATACATCCTAGAGAACAAATCGCTCATTGGAACTCCCTCGCAAAGAAGCTCTCGTCCCTTGGAAGTGGATAGGTCAAGCATCTCTCCGTCGGAAAGAAGACTGTTGCCGCTGAAGGGTTGCATGAAATTGATGGTACGTCCGACTCCAGCGTGGTTAAACTCCACCTTCAGATAAATAGTCTGAGGGCGCAAATCGGTACTGAATTCTCTGAACATATACAAGTAGAACCCTTCCGAAGACTCGCTTGCCTCGAACATATTGTTGACGGTGAACTTGCAAGCCAACCTTGAATCGTCCTCTGCCGTCACAGTGGATGCGGTGGTGTCTCCGTCACAAGTGTCATAGGCTACGCTGATGTTCTTGCTGACCACTCTCTTGGACAAGTCCTCAATCTCTTGCACTCCGATGTAGTTCCCCTCGTACTTCATATTGTCGATGTAAGTCTTGAACAAATTCCCCTCATTCAAGAACACAGTGGCCGTATGGAGCAAGCTTTGGTTCCTTGGGTCCATGGAATCATAGTATGACAGCCTCAAGAACGACTTTCCCACCTTGCTTTTCTGATAGAACACGTCATCATCCGTGAAGTTCAAGAAATACAGCAAGTCGGGAGGGAGGTAATATCCGTTGTCAAATGAAATCTTTGGATAGAAGTTCGTATTGCTCTTGGTATCCCCATTGTACGTGTAGTAGTCAAGGATATTCCAATCACACTTCTTCACCTTGTCTTTTCCCATATACTCATCCTCATTGATTTTCCATGTGTTCAAATCTCTGCTCCTAAAGTGTAGGTCAAACACAATCTCATCCACGGTTTCAAAAGTGTCGGCGGAATTGTCATTGTCGGACGGCCACTTGTAGTAGGCTGGGTAATACACGTCCTTCTCCATGTCCACAATCCTATTCACCGCCTTGTCTTGCTCTTGGCTGAAATACACTTCCTCGCAAGCAAACTCTTGATGCAAATTGTTTGCAGACACGGTTCCAATCCTCAATGGAATGTTGATATTAGAAATCGGTTTGTATATAGTATACTCCACTCCAAACAATTCCTTGTCCACCGTAGGCATGTTTTCCAACACACTCTCATCGAACAATGGATTCTCCAACTCAAACGAGTAACTTGAAAAATTCGTTACAAGATTGGATAACCCGTCTGAAGCGTATTCGTCATTTCCTATGACAGAACATCTCAGCTGATTGCTACTTATCACCTCCTCCACAAGAAGCCGTATGGGAAATTTCCCTTCTACAAGGATGTATTCATATTCCCAAGCGTTTCCGTTCAAGATGCGAGAGTTGGTGTAAATCATGTAATCAATGTCATCGATGGTGATGTAATCATACTGTTTCAGTTCCAACTCCTTCTCTCCGAATGAGGCAATCTTGTTGCCCATAAGCAAGGAATACAGTTTCCCTCCCTTCTTGTATACAAGATAGACGGAATCATCCACTTGGATGTAACCGTATCCTCCCTTGTCAGCGCTTACAGAAGGAAACGAGCTGTTTGCATCGTTTCCCCAATTGTCATCCCCGTAATATACCCTATATTCAGTTCCATTGACCACTGCGAAATCAGTCTTGTCACTGTTCTTGTAATACTTGTTTCCACAGAAGGAAGCAAATTTTGTATTCCCACTATCAGTAACAATAAATTCCCTCTCCGTATAATGTATCGGAGTGACCTTTATCTTTTGGCTTGCCTTAAAAGCGTATTCGGTGTCATCCAAGTACAAGTGAAGGTAATTTCCACTAGAAGCATTCTTCCACTCGCTCTTTAGCTCGTATTTCTCCCCATTGACAGTTACTTGGTTCTCGTAGTTTACGGTCACATCGACAGTATCGGTTTCATACGCGTCTGATTCCTCGTCATAGTATGAGCAAGTGGCTGTATTCTTCACTCTATCCACAATGTACTTTCTCGGACGTAAGAGCGTCTTTTTCTCATTGGTCGAATCCGTATATACGGAGGTGTCTCCGCTCTCGAAGTAATACTGCTGCTTGGAGAAAATGGCATAATCCACGTCAAGCTTGTAATCCAAGGTCTTGCGAATCTCGAACTTGACGATTTTGTATATGTTTGGAATGGAAGAAATAGTTCTTTCGTAGTATTTTCCCTCATCCTCGTTATATGCCTTTACCGTGACATCTCTTGTCCAATCATTCACATAATAGACTTGCCCGTTGTATACGATGCTCGGGCTCTTGTCAAACGGGTCAATCTCGTACAGATAGTCATCGATGGCAATCTTGTTGTCCTCCACCCAATACTTCGTGGTGATTGTCACTGAAGAGGAGGAACCGATTGTAACAGTCACGTCGGAATCCAAGTGTGTCTTGTCCTTCACAGTGACGGTTACGCCCTCTTTTCCGCTTACTTTGTTCTTCGCGATATATTTCTTTCCGTCGGCGAACACGAATCCCTTCAACGTCTCGTTCCCGTACTCAAAGTCAAGAACTGAATAGGGTTTGTCAATCTTTACATACCCCCTTCTTGTAACCTCACTGATGGACACGACGAATTCGTTGAAAGAAGTGGAAGTCCCCTCACGTACAAATATGGATTGGCCGTCAACCAATCCATAAGTGGGGCTTGTGATGCCCGATATGAAATCCAAGTCTTCCGACAAGTACAAGGACTCACATTCAATCTCTTGCACACTGTCGGTATTGGCCCCTATTTTAAACTGATACTTTAGCATGTAATATCCTCTTCTTCAATATAATTATCTTCTTCCTCAAAAGTAAGCAAGTTGGAATCCATATCATAAGGATAAGTCTTCGACCAAAGTCCTCCATACCCGTTGGGGTCTTGCCTCTTTAGGAAAAAGTTAATCGACTTGTTTACATAAAAGGAGCCATTCACAAAAGGATATGACTCCACATCGGTGTTCTTGTCATACCCATTCTCAATGATTTCCCTCCACATGTAATAGCAGCTTCCTTCCGTTGACATTTCGGCGTAATCGGGAGTGTCCTCCGTAGCTTTCACAATCTTGAAAGAACCGTCCGTCAGCTTTGACAAATCCTCCGTAGAATCCAACATCTTGAACTTAAATCTTCTCAAATCCTCGACGGAAGTTACCTCACACTTGAGGTAGCGGACGGTAATGTTATTGTCATACTTCAGCAAGAAAATGTCACCGATTTCAAAGTATGTCTTTTCCATGGTATACAGTTCCTTGGTGGATTGGTTGAACTCCTTGATGGTATAATATGTCGGTTTCTCTGTCGAAATGGTATTACTGAATGTTCTGAACGGAATCTTGTAATGGGGGATGTAGCAATACCCCTCATTCCTTCTGCAAGCATCCGTTATCTCCTTCTTCTCCACAGAAAACTTGAATCCGCTGTCATAGTCGTCACTCGTAATCTCGTCATAGTAGATGCTACTGAACTTGCTGTAATTCGGAGACGACTCATTCAGCTCCCTCTGCGCTGTATTGAATCTGAATTCCATTGTCTGAATGGAATACTCATCAAGCAAGATGTCTGAATAGCAGCACAAGTCGCCATAAAAGTTTCTGTCTCCCTCATACGTTCCAATCTTTCCATATTGTATTTCAGAATCATCAACACCGTTGTCACTTCTGTCACCGTTCAAGATATCAATGTTGTGGCCTCTGTACTTGCTTCCGTCAAGATTGTTGGACAATGCAATAATGTTGATGTAATCATTGTTATACAAGGAATATCGTGACAGTCTGAATCCGCATGAGTTCTTTCCAAAGCAATGTGAATATTCAACAGTATCGCTTGAGGTGTTCCCACTGTTGTACCATTCCTTGAATCCACTGTTATTCTTTACAATGGTCAGATAAATGTCCGTGATGGGTCTGCCCAAGTTATCCTTTAAGTCGGCCACATCAATATCATCCGTGAAGACAATCTCAGCCACATCGTCATTGTATATATTCTTTGAAAATGCGAGCTTATTGATATGGTTCTCAAACTCATAATCAATCACGTTGTACTTCTTTATCAACGCTTGTTCATCCTTATACATATTGTACTCGCTCGGCTTCTCATCTGCAAACTTCCAATTCGGAAGACGGGAGAAAATCCTTACATAATACTCAACTTCTCCACCTTCAACCACTCTTTTATATGAAATCTCATTCTCTGATGAACTCGTGTCATCAAGACAAACCGTATTCCCACTTGGGACAATGGGATATTTTACATCATTGGCAAAGGCATACAATCCATCTTGAGATACGGTATAGATAGTACCATTTCTTGTGAATGACTTGGCTTGAAGTTCGCTTGTGGTGATTTCCGTCCAATTATCGGAAACCTTCACCCCGTTGTTATACACGGAGAAGGAAAATTCATCCTCCACATCGTAAACCTCCGCATTTCTTAGCATCACATTGTCTCCTCTATATACGTTGACATAATCCCCCACTGAAAGTCCGTGCATCGAAACGCTATATAACTTCAATCCGCTCGTTCCGTTCATATTGCGAGAATTGTCATCGAAGACGCACACTTTAAGAGAATTCGTGTTCTTCCTAATGAAAGAGAAACCTTCCGTGGTGGAAGAACTCGGATATGTGATGCAATAATTCCAATTCTTCTCAACCCTCTTCCTTGACGGATTGAATTTCGGAGTGAAATAAAACAAGTCCCTCTCTGGAGCCATATCCACGAAGTCACACGGTTTCCTATTGTTTATCACCTTGTAAAAATCATACTGCGCCCCCTTCTTGTCATACGTCGGAAACTTTCCCACGTTCGTAAAACCAAGCCAACCATTCTCGTCCAACAGCTTGTCACTCACACAATCCTTGTACGTGGAAACCTCGTCGGCCAAATACACGTGCAACGGGATGTCACCCTTGGAAGTTCCGCTGTAGGCATCCGTGAATCCGCTGATGATGGTTCCGTCCTCGTTCCTCATCCAATCCTCGATGGTATTGAATTTGTCCGTTTTTGAGGTGGGATAGCAAACCGTCTTGAAGGTGTTGCTTCTCAAGATGTGATTGTTAAAAATGTCAATGCCGCAGTGATAGTCAAAACCAAGCGCCTCGTTAGATAATTGCGTATCTCTGATTGCCTCGTACACGTTGCCGTTGAATATCGTCTTGTTGGATTTTCCTTCCACACTGTTGAAATAGCTTGATTCCAACCCTCCATAATTCAAGCACTTACACTTGTCGCTACCCTCATTGATAACAACCTCGGTTATGTTGTTGAACAACACGTTACTGCAAATGGGATTGATGGAGCAAGTGAGTCGGATGGTAGTTGACGTCTTCCTCTCATTGTTGTATAGTTCAATCTCATTCACAGTCGTATCAAGAGCGCCAATCGGCAACAATCTCTTACTGCCTTTTAATTCGACAGCGAGAGAATTGTTGACGTTGGTTGACTTCTTGCTCTTGTTCTTGCTAAGTTTAATTTCCATCGTTCTGTCCATCTACCAATATAATGTTCGTGAACCTAAAGACAAGGCCATTACTCCTCTTTAAATATAACTCCGCATTGGTTTCCGACAGTTTGCTGAAATCGGTTACATCTCTCTTGAAAGTAATATATAAAGTATCTGAATGTTCACCTTCTTTCTTTTCTATTGTAGGATTTGTCAATATATCAGAGCCTACTTTTGCAACTGCACTCAATTTTGATGGTTCCTCAAGGCTTGAATTAATGGCATACAAGAAGGTGAACTCTACTGTCTGAGTCCATGCACTTGTTGCTGCATTGACCAATTTGCTAGACTCACTTGTATTCGAGCTAGTATCAGCAGTCGTTCCACTGTCGGAACCATCGCTTGCTGAAGCATCTTCCACTTCTCCACCAAAAACACCAAGGACCTTCGTCTCATAGGATTTTGTATTTTCCGTTGAAATATAAAGAATCGGATTAATGATTGCTCCGATTGAAAAAGTCTCAATTTGCTTGAGCAAATAATCATTGCTTTCGTTCAAATAATGTCGGAAGTATACAATTTCAATCGCAGTTGACAAAGATACTTTTTCAACATCACAAGTATAATGATATTTTAAACCAGTTAACTCCGAGTCTCCATCAAAACAGATGCTCCCATCAGATTTTCTAAATGCAAACATTTTTGCCTTACCGTCATTCGAAGTTAAGGCCAATCGGCTAATAAGCGGTTCCCCTACAGTCACATCAGAATTTGAAAGGCTGTAATCTGTTACCGTTTCTCCGCTAAAATTAATCGACCAGAAAACGAACCAAACGACTTTGTCCATATCAGTAAAGCCGCTAATATTTTTAGTATTAACAAGTTCTTGAAGGCGATAGTCATCAAAAGCAACAAATGGAAGCATTGTGTAGCTTCTATGTGTTTCGTTTGAGGTGTCTGAGGGAATCGTAAAAGTAAAATCAACAGATTTAAGTTCCGCTAAAGTACTAACACCTTTACTATCCGTGCAATTCAATGTGATGTTCCCGTAACTCGACGCTGCGCACTGTTCCAATGTACTTGTAACAAAGGATACTGACGTATTTGCACCGACTGTAAATGTCGTTTCCTCTCCTTCCTCAATTTCACATTCGTAAGTGATGTAGTCATCATCCTCATTGGAAAGCAAGTTCTGAGCATATTTACACCCAGTCACAGAATAAACAACCTTGGAACTATTGGTAATTCCGCTTACATCAAGCCATCTTAATGTAGGATAATTACTCTCGCTAAAGTCACCGTTACACAATCCTCTTTTCCCGTAAATTCCATTCCTATCTGTAGACCAATAAGCATCTTTTAAATCAATCTTGTTTCCTCCCTTTACATAAGCGTCATAAAAACGCTTGTTCTTAGAGCTCGTATTGTATGTTATTTTCACCTTGCTGTCTACCTTATTAAATTTAACGCTCTCATCAGCTATCCCTTCAATGGTATACTCAAGCCCGTCCGATTTGCTACTTCCGATAATATTATAAGAATTGTCATAGGCCATTTCAATTCCATTGATTTGTAACCCAATAATTCTTCCGCATCTTACCTCATCTTCATTCGAAATGAAATTCCATTCACCGTTGAAAGGAACCATGATAAAGAAGTCATAATCGGGTCTTCTATCAAGGAACATGCCTCTGAAATAAGGATTCTTGCTTCCACTATACAAGGCAGAAGGATAGCTTGATGGACTTGTAGTTCCGCTTTGCATATCCGCGTTGTATGGGCTAGAGGTCATTACCTTCGGGTTGTTCGTATTCTCAAATGCGGCAAAGTAATTGCCCAAGTGACTGTAATCCGTAAACAGCTTGTTGAAGGTAGGACTTCCACTATATGTCTTGTTATCCTCAAAATCGCATGCAATGTCATTGTTGTACCTTGTATAGTTCCAACCGATGATATTTGGAGATGAGGATTCGCAAGTCACGAATCCGTCTGAGTCGAAGGTAATATCCTTCAATTCCTCGTCTTCCGTGAACGTGTCACTCCATTCCGAATAGGTCGGATAACAGCTCCTATATACAATAGGAGTCTTTCCACCGCTATGGCTTAGGCTCATCGTCTTCTCATCCGAAGTGTCAATGTAGCAGTTCATACACATACTCATCATACTGTTGAACTTATACTCGATAATAGCCATGACAGAATCGATGGAAATGCTATCCGCACCACTGCTGTCCTCATCCGTGGAATCGGAAGACAATGTAACGAAATCTGACCACACATCAATGTCGCTCTCTTTCGTTATAGATGGAAACGAATAGGTGCTCTCGTTTTGAAGGGCAAACCATCCGCTCATGCTCGTATCAGTCGGAGATGTGGCAACCGTCTTGCTATAGAACTTCTTGTTGTAATTGCTTACGTCTTGTGACTTTCCAAGCAAGAACCTCATTGGTACGGTATTCAAATACGCTTGAAACGGGCTACCATTTGCCACATTCACGGTATCAGAACTTGTATTTCCATTTGTACTACCATTGCAAATCTGAAGAACCTTCACCGTATAATCTTGAGGAACCCACACATTCAATGTAAGAATATTGTTCTCAATTTTATAGCTCTTTGGCGTGGTAGAGTCGGAGCATTGGCAATCTTCCTTGAAACTCATCGAATCATCAGAGGGACTAATCACAAGTCTCACCTTGTCGCTGTCACTTCCAAGACTGATAGAGCCGTTAGAGTTGGTTGTATAGGTATAAACCGTCACATCCCCACTGATTGTAGAGCCATCTTGTTTGAATGACACTGAATCTCCATTCTTGAACTTATAATTCGTGCCGTCAATGTTTACCGAGTTGATGCAAATCTCGCCATTAGAAGAAGCTTCATTACATAGGTCAGTCATCTCAGTGGTTCCACTGTAATACTTGTCTCCAAGAGAGTTCGCAGTAACATCCACGGTGATTGGAGATTGTTTTATACTGATAGTTGTATCAACGGTGTTCCCATTCGTATCCGTAATGGACAGCTTATAGGTGTCGTTATCCACCAAGTAGTACAGTTTGCTCTTCTTATCAGATGTTTCGTTCTCAACCACCTTTCCATCTGTCAAATATGTAAACAAACCGTATTTCTCCTCCTCGTAGGAGCCTCCTCCGTTGGCTACCTTGTAACCGAACTTCAACTCCTCGGAATACATATCACTCTCGGACATAATCTCCTCATTGGAGCTGTCATACAATGTGTATGAATACGGTGTCTTGATTCCGCTGATTTTCACGGAAATAGTCGCATAGCTTTCCTTCAGCTCATTCTTTTTAATTCCGTTATAGCTGCTTCCGCTGTATACATAGCTGTACGTTTTACACCATTTTGCTGGCGTCGTCTCCACCGAAACCAAGAACGGATACTTCACATTCTTATAGCATTCCGAGTAGAACATATTGTTGAACTTGTCAATCGCCGTATTTCCCTCATTCAATCCAAAGTAGAAAAAGAACGAGTTGTTGAACAACGGCTGCTGATAATTGCTACCGCTTTGTGAATAGAAGTGATATTTGTTCCCTCCGAACACATAGTTCACATAATAGTCGCTCTTCACGTCGTATGTGACCACTTTCATGCTTTTTGTATATCCGCTTGAGAACTTCGACAAATGTCCGTCAAAGTCAATAGGATACATATAGGTAAGCTTATACGTGTCATATCCCGTATTCGGATTATGAACCTTCTCCGTCAAGCCGTTGTGGTTCAAGGAAGCGAACATGGCACGGGTCTCATTGTCCACCAATTCGTATCTTGTAATCAAGCCGTCGGAAGGACGCTCATTATCATATACAATCTCAGTGCCGTTGGAAACGGAATCATAATACCTTGAGTCAAGTGTAACTCCAAGCTCACTCATACGTGCTAGGTTAACACAAGTCTTCGGTTTTGTCTTTACCTTGGAGCAAGTCAAGTCCATGAACAACCCATCGTTGACACTGCCAAGCCAATCCATACCCGTCACCTCAACCGTACCGTTATCATCCTCCGTTCCGCTGTTATCCACGTCACTGTCCGTAGAAGAATCCTTCAAGGTGGAAATATAAGGAATATTGGCGCTTGAAGAAGGCATATTAAGAAATGGGCGTGGAAGGTTGTCCAAGTCGCAATCATTAAGGCTGCCTAATAGAATTATATCCGTAGAGTAAAGGCGGACGTAATTCACATACTTATCGGATGTGTCACGGTAATCTGTCGTGGTTGGGACGCCTGGGGCATAATAATAAATCTTCAGCCCAGCCTTATTCTCCACTTCCTTGATTATCCCATGTCCTATGCTTGCTGGGTTGCTTGGAAACTGATAGTGGAACTTCTCCCCCTTGTCCGAATCCGACACTCCGTAATTCGAGTCATAGTTCAATGAACAAGCCTCCGTCACCTTAATCCTCTTGTAATTAGAGTCACAGTTGCAATATCTATTAACCGCCTTCTTCTTGAACAGCCCGAACAGATAGCTTTTCTTCTTCGTCTTCTTCCAAAACCAAAGAGGCATGTACAAGCATCCGTTAATCCAATCGTTATAGAAATCGAGATTGACAGTATCGTACTCTTGTGCCAATGACTGCTGAACCACATTCATCAGCTTGGAGAAACTTGTCTCTTGTTGGCATCCCTTCTCGGAGCATTTCCTACACTTCTTGTACGAGCAGCAAGGGAAATACTCAATAGGATTGTCCTCGTCCTCAGAAAGTCCACCGCTGATGCTAAGACATCCCACGAGAGAGCAAATCCAAGAGAACGGACGGACAACGAGGATTTTAAGGCCAGCTATTTTTGCAATAAACGTATTGAAAGCGCATTCAATGGCAAGAATGATGGACATCAAGGTACAAAGCACACGGTAGGCAAAAAACAATCTGAACCTTCCATGGTTAAATGGGAACGGATTCAAGTTTCCGCTGTTGTTCACCGTTCTTATGGCGCAATACTTCTGCGTATTCTTCTGTGTTCCAAGCTGTATTCTAGGAATATAGTTTTTCACACTGTACACCTTGTTCCAATATAGGTCACGGAAATACTCATCGGGAGTCGCGCTGCCGAACTCATAGCATTGCACGTACTTTGTGGGGTTTTCAATTTGAGGATAGGTGGAACCGCTGTAAATCTGCTGCACATTGGGTACAAGATACTTCGCCCTATGCCTTGACACTCCCTCGTTGTTTGTCTCTTGCATGGAGATTCTGAATCTCACCGTTGTCTTCGTCGGGATACCTTTATTGGGGTTGTCAGTGGGGACAATGTTACCGAATTCATCTGTCCCCACGTAATCAAGGTTCATGGGAATCTGATAGCACCAAACACCGTCTCCGTCGATGAGTCGGTTGCCTTGGATTTGGAATTCCTCGACGAGTCCGTCTTGTGTCTTGCGAATCATCTCGATGGTTCCTTCGCCAGCCACAAGATTGCGGTTAAATCCAGAATACTTGCTTGGATTGCACTTATCTCCTACGCTGTTGCTGAAGTTATCGGAAACAATGGAACCAAAAAAGACGCAAGTCGGCTCGAACTTGTACTGCACTTGCAAGTCGCACCTTGTAATCGCCACTTCCTCCACATCGGTATCACCCCAAAAGGGATACACGTGCACACTGTTCGTTTGGCTCAGCAATTGGCTCAAGCCATCAAGGTTCGTGCTTTCCTTGAATTGGCTTGAATTGTCGAACTGTGTGATGGAATATCCTTTGTAGATGAAATCCCTCGGCTTCTGTGACAAGACGCCTATATCCGACAAGTCCACGTCCACATGCACTTGCTGAGTGCCGCAAGGGACGCCGAAAATCATGTAATCGCCCGACTTGTTGGTAACGGTCGTGTACTTCCAATATTTCTCGTATACCTCGATTTCCGCATCGTTGTCAAGCACAAGCCTCTTGTTCGGAAACGTGCCAACAACCCTATAGCAGTCGTCGTTGGAAGTATCTGGAAGTAAGTTGTACCTCCTATTATCAGCGTCAACGGTCTGAATGGTGGCGTATGGATACAAGTTCTTGATTTCCGAGTCCAACTTGTCGGCATCATCCAACTCGATGAACACGGACACCTTCGCATTGGGAATTCCGAACGCATCATTGGCAAGCACGCGGCCCACTATAATACCATAATTGGACACGTGCAATCTGTACGTGTCCTCTTGTCGGATTTTCAATGAAAGGATTTCAAGAAAATCAGTGTCTTGCCTAAGCTGTGTGCGGACGACTTGGTCTTTCGTGACATCCGTCCTTATTCTGTATGATTTTTCAGCCATTACTATTCCTCTTCCTCGGCCTCACTCTGAGCTACAGCCGCTTTAAAAAACTTCTTCGGTAGGTGGATGGTAGCCTTCCCTTCAAAAAGAAGACTTGCGATAAGGAACAAAGCCACAACGGGAGCCAAGCACAATATCACTACAGTGACCCCTACCTTGATAAGCAAATTCTTTACAATGTTCCATATCCACGCCAAAACCTTTTCGAGACCCCTCTTCTCATGCGACGGGGTCTCGATTTCAAGCATTTTCTTCAGTTTCTTTACTTCCTTACACTTACATGCCATACGAATATATTCCTTTCTTTCTATCTCAATTTCGCTCTAATCTGAATGTCCGCATTGGGATTCTTTATCTCGAACATCGAATCGTAATCCGCATAAAGGACTCCGTCAATCGAATCCAAGTCAATCTCTTCCGCGACAGCTCCGCTACTTGCATTGAAGGTTGTTTCAGACACATTGCAGTTTGTGCTCGAATCCTTGATGGGCAACTTGCACTTATCTCCGTACCCACTTGTACCGTTGCTGTCATATACAGTGTACACCCTCAAGTCGATAAGGCTGATAACACCGTCCAACGAACTCAGTTCACGTTCCAAGTCTCCCACGAAGATATCCTCACCCATTTCATGCTCGTTCACATCCATATAGGATTTCACCTCCTCAATGATGGATGAAATCACATCCGAAGTGGTATAGTTCTTGTCAATGAACACGTCAATCTCAAATCCTAGATTGTATATCTTTCCACTCTGCAATTCCACGAAATCGGTAATCGTCTTATAGTTGGTCAAGTACTCGGTAAGATTGTCCACAAGAGGACTTGGAATTGCATTCACTAGAAGTCCGTTCTCGTCGATACAGAGCATGGGAATCACAATCTTGTTGTTGTCCTCCATGGCATTGCAACGGAATGGGCATCCATACTTGGGAAGAATCTGCATGATTCTTTCCTTGTAATCCTTCACGGTTACGCAACGCTTCATGGACGGAATTGAATACTTGACGAGGTATTTTAGCTCCTCGGTGGAGGGAGCGTCCTTTCCAGCCACCGAAGTGGTAGGGTTGTATACTTCGAAAGAACTTACCACATTGCTCTTGATGGTTTGTGTGACAGCCGTATTGGTTGTGTCAAAAACCACATCCACATTCACAACCGTATTGATGGAACCCTCAGCCAAGTTGGTCTCAGTCCCTCCTCCCACTCTGTAGAGTACGAACATGGTCCATCCCACCTTTGGAAGAAGTCCCAACTGCTTGTTGTTGATTATCCTTGAAGTAACAGCCTCTCCATAAGTGGTTCCGCTTATCGGAGTGTCCTCCACATCCGTGGCGCTTCCGAAGATAACCTTGAGGTATCCATTATCCGTATATTCAGTGATGAATTTCTGAGAAATCGGTTTCCAAACGCCATCGAAGTATCTCCTAATCTCCTCGCCTCCGTCAGAAGTCCAATCTGTGTATGCCGACTGTTTCGGAGCGATGTATCGGTTGTCATCCGTCCCTCCGCTTGAATAAGTTTTCGTTCCGAATCTGAATTGGTCGGCAAGCGAGTCAACCTCAAAGTATCTGTAGGTCTTGATGGATTCTGAAGATACCTTGAATTCCTCCTCGTCCACGTAGAATTCATATGTCTGAGGGTCTGTGTTGAAACTTGTGCTCTCCTTGAAGATGATGGACTCCACATCCATAATGTTCACTTCTGGAAGGATAACCTCCATAAAAGGCTTTACATCCGTATCCGTCAGTACCTTCTTGTATATCTTGCTTCTTCCTCCCCTCACAATCGTACTCTTCGTAACGGTATACCCGTCAATCGTTCCGTTTGAATCTCTGTTCGGCGTAAACTTCCTATTTGAAATACCGTCAGAGTTGAACTGCTCCGCGAAGTTCACGTCCTCGGAAAGTTCAAAGGTGTAGCTTGAATTTCCGACGATTCCTCCACGCTTGATGGTAGGTGCGGCGGAGAACATGGGAGAGCTGATGTCGGTGGGGTCGACGGGAAGGACGCAAGAGAGCTCCACCTCGCAGATGGAAGCCTTTGGGCCAGGAACCTTGACGCCGTTCATCCTTGCGTTGTTCAGCACCGAAGACCTTGAATTGGCCGAATTCACATTCGTCTCTTGATACATTCTGTCCGTATGGTAGGCCAAATCATCACCCACGGCGCTCACCAAGTCAATAAACCATGCGCCAACGGAAGCGTCGTTGAAATTGTCCGAAAGTTCGGGATAGTATTTCTTGGAGAATTGAATCAATTCCCCCTTCACATCGTCGAAACTCCTTGCCAAATATGATATTTTCTTGTCCATAAGAATCTATATGCTGTTTATTATACCACTTTTGTAACCAAGCTGTCAGTCTCCTTCTTGATTCCATTGCTTACCGTATAGTCAAGGCGAACATACACATGATGTTTGTCCGTGTCGTCCTCAAGCATGGAAATGCCGTTTACCGTCACGCCGTTAATGTACTTCTTGACCGCATCCATGACCTCCATCTTGATTCCGTCAAGACTCGTCTCGTCATTCTGCTCGAAGATATACTTAATCAAATCCGTCCCGAACTCAGGGTCCCTCAACTTCTGTCCCTTCGGCGTGAACACCACATGCATCAGCAAGCTCTTCACCTTGTCCTTCGTCTCCTTGTTCACATCCACAAAGTAATTTTCCACATCATTATCCGTGAACGGATACTTTATGCCGTAATATTGCTTCTTTGACATCTCTCTTATTAACTTGGTTTATATTTAAATAGTCTGTCAAAGAAAATATAGCGGAAAAGAGCCGAAAATCAATGGCTTTGTTAATGTTGTTTAAAAGATTTTGATATGTCGGGATTTTTTAGTAATTTAGCAGCAAATTTAATATTTATATATAGTTAAATGACTGTTTATGAGTAAAATCAATAAAAATATTTTGGATGAAGCCATCGACGTAAACGGTTCGAAAGTTTTCGTTGAGAATGGCGAAGTAAGGACTGTTTTAAGAGAAGGACTTGAGGGAAATGATGAAATTCCTTTCGATGAAGGAATAGACCTTGTCATTGCTCAAGTAATCAAATACGGAGAAGCAAATGGACTATTACGTAAAAATTAAGCGAACAGCGCTCGGAAACATCAGAACGTTTTATCAGAACATGCTATTGAAATACAAGAACACATGGGATGATAAAGAAGTAGCAAAACTGATTAAAGGCATAATGTCAGATGCCAAGAAAGAACTGAAACTCGCCAACAAGCATTTCGAGATAAAGAATGGGAACTACCAAAGAACAGTAAGAAAATGGGTGTTTGAATATATAATAAAAGGAGACTGCATTATTATAATAAACGCCACTCACCAACAGAATGTGCACGAATCAATCAATATGCGTCAACTGATAAAGGAGGCGGTGGCAAAATCCATCAATAAGTTCTTAGTACATGAAGTGCGGTACATTGACACTACATACGAACAAGGTGATAGAGTTCGTAAGAAAGATTCTAGTCAAGTATACAATCAGCAGCCAATCATGAATAATGAATATATTCGTGTATTCCATGGTACAGACCTTAAGACTGCGGTAACTATTGCAAAGGAAGGACTTAGCGGAAAGCAATGGACGCCAAGAAAATATTCCTATGAAGCTGGGATGAATCCCGTCGGGCTTTTCGTCACAACCGATTTTGTAAGAGTGGATAATTTCGCGAATCCATTTAATGGAGGAGAATCTAAAAAAGCTTCCGTAATCATTGAATTTTCAGCCAATTCCAATGACTTGGATACGCCTGTTTGGAATAATAGTGTAACATACTTCGCACAAGGGAGTTTCCCACAATCGTTCAAGAATAGGAAAGAACGTAATATGCAGAAAAAAAAGTATCAAGATTTGGCACGTAAATCGTCTAAATCGTTTGTGAGCGGTTCTACCAATCCAGCAATGGCTGACAGCATCTTCAACGACACTGAGCACCAAGCCTTGTTCATTGGCGACTTGAATCCGAATATGATTAAGCGATTTTGGGTAAAGAAATATAAAGACAAGGGAAACTCACTTGTACCCGACGATAAATACTACATTCCAATGACAAGGGCCAAATTCCTAAAGGAATATGGGAATGAGAAATTTTCAAACGGCAGAAATGGCTCTTACAAGATTGAAAATGAAAGAGTGTTCCAACCGACAGAAGATTTCACTTCCATAGAAGATTTCGCAAGAAGGATTCTTAAGCGAGAAGAAGAAAAATATCCTAAGATTCGAGCGTATGAAACGTCAAAAGAGTATTACTCTTTTGAAAAAGAAGTCAAAGAGCTCGCTGATAACATTGAAGAAGATGTTATAAAATATCGAGATTATCAAACCTTGTCTAGATACATGTGGCCAAAACAGCTGAGACAACTCATAGGAAAAGAAAACTATGATAAGATATATGATAAATACGGCATCGCATTTCCCGACAAAGAACTATAGAAAAAAAGAGGAGAAACTGAAATCACTTCATTTCTCCTCTTTATCTTATCACGCATAAAGTATCACAATTGCGCTTGCCTTGATTTCTGGAGCATAACGATATTGGCCTCCTACCAAATAAACTCCGTCCTCAATTTCAGACATTCCTTTCAAACGCTCAACCACTTGCTCGATTGGAGCTGAGTCCTTTCTATCCTTGTTAACTCTGAACCGAACGGCATCCCTTCCGTCCTTCAGTTTGATGTCCTCGTAATCTGAATAGCTCCAACCCATTTCGGTCAATACATCATAAAAGTCGTAGAAATCGACAGCCATGTGCTCTTCTTGCTCGTCTTCCACTTCGTTGTCTCCGAACTCCTCTCTCAACACTTTATGAATTGTCTTGGAGACAATATTATGCAGCCTTTGCTCGGAAAGCTGTTTCCTTCTGTTATTTAAAGTTTTCTTCATGTTCTGAATTTGATTTATTTTAAAATAAATATCTTATCGCCATCAAATTATTCACCTATCAATTATATTTATCATTGTACAAACGATAAAAGAGATGAAAAAGCAAAAAATCAAAATAACGGAAAGCTTCCTTAGAAAAGCAGTAAGGGAGAGCATCACAAAGGTCTTGAACGAAGACTACACTTGGTATGGGAATACACAACCGATTGAAGAAATCATCAAAAACGCGCAAGTCGCTCTGCAAAACCTTGAAGGAAGTGACATTGATGATAACGAAAGCTCGGTTTGGCAAGTAAGGAAATGGCTTGAAAGCGTAGTGGAAGAAGGTGAATATTGGCTAAGGGAAAACGCACAGAACACGAGCGTTAACGGAGGCGAAGATTGGTAATAGGCTTTATTTAAGATAAACGGTAAATAAACGAAGGGGAGGAATGTATTTTTATACGATTCCTTCCCATTTTCATTTCTTTCTATTCCAAAACTTGCTTGTGATATCCTCTCTGTGGTAATACAGCCTTTGGTTGGTGGTCTCCTTGTTCAAAGGCCCCTTGTCAGCTTGGTAGCTTCCCACCTTCACATAATCAAAGTGCTCGAACAATTCGTCCTCCACTTCATCCCTTCCGCTGTAAATGGCAGTCTCAAGATTATAGTTCTTTCTCAAATGCTCCGACATCTCTATCAATGCTTGCAAGTCAGTACCCTCTCCCAAGAAAAGCACGCAATTGACGTTTTTAATCGTTTTAACGAACTTTCTGTCCAAAATGGTACAATCTATCATCTCACCGATATCTCGCCTTAAAAAGGCCGAATGACAGCCCTTGCACGTTCCTTGGCAGTTTGTGATGCTGAATGACAAAGTCACCTTGTCGGGAATTTCCTCAAACACAACCCTGCTTACATAGTATTTTACCATTACGATAATTGTTTTTTTGTTTAAAATGGAAGGAAGCGGAAAAGAAATCCAATTCCGCTTCCAATCCGACTGTTTTTATTCGTACACTCTCTTTCCTTCCTCAAACTGCCTTCCCTCGGAGAAGTTCTTGACCTTGACAAGGTATCCGATGATTCTTGTCCAATAGTCAAGGTTCTTGCTTCCGCAGATGGGACACTCCTCAAGCGTGTGCTTGCTAATGTATCCGCAGTCACGGCACTCGGTGTTCTTGACGTTGAAGGTAAAATAGTTGGTTCCAATAGTTCCAGCCACCTCAAGCAGCTTTCTGTACTGCTCGTATGACAAATGTTCCTTCAAGTTGATATGGCAAGCGCTTCCTCCGTCCAAGTTCTCCACAAACTCCTTGCCATGAAGCTGCATCTTCTCAATCACACTCACTTCCTCGTCGTCGGGAAGGAAGAAATAAGACGTATAGCAGTTCCTTCCTTCGGGAACCCAATATTTGTCTTGCTTATCCCACTTGTAGTTCTTGATTCCAAGACTTTCGGCCACTCTGTTACGCCCCTTACAGATATTGTGCATATCTTGTGGAAAAGGGAGACTTGACGATAATTCGTCAAGCGGAGGAACCTCTTCGGATTCCTCTCTCCATGTTTTACCATGGAAGTTCAGACTGTCGCACACCTTGGCATAATTGCCAAAGTCCTCTTTACTCAGTCGTTCACGCTGCACACAGACTACAAATTCTGTTGCTTGCGCCTTGTCGCCATCTCTCAATGGTTTCCAAGTCAATCAAAAGAGGTTTAACGTGCCCACCGTTTCTAGGCACAAACTCGGAATTGAACATTGTCTTCTTCGTCTTATGCAGCGTATTCTGCTCCTTCATCGTTCCGCAGATAAGCTTGCAGAATTCCACATAATCCTCCGAATACCTACACTCTCCGCCAAGAAACATCCAAGCCTCGTTCACACCGTTCAAGCCAAGCGTGAGGTACTGCTTGTTAAGGTGGATGAACCCAGCCTTATAGACTGGAAGCATATCCGCTTCGTACAAATCCCACAGAATCTCGTTATAAGCAGTGTGGTACTTATATACCCTCTCAAGGATGGGAATCAAGTATTCCTTGAACTTCTCCTTGTACTGCTCCTTGTCTTTTTTCCACGCGTCCCTATCTCCTCCGTACACTTCCCTTACAAAGTTCTGTGTGATTCGGTTGTAGTTAAGGCTGATGACGGACTTGGAGCCCGTTGCCTCACCCGTCAGTCCATTGGTGAAACTGAAGGTGTTCTCCGTAATCTTGTTGGAAAGTCGGCAACAAGAACTCAACGTGTCGGGAGAATCACTGATATATGTGAAGAAGGAATGGCCATCCGCATACATCTCCGCAGTGAAATCCGCATACTCCTTGTCGACGAACTCCCCGTCCTTATAAAGTAATGACATCGTCTCTCAATTGTATTCACGCAAGAGCGCTACTTCTTGCGCAGTTCTCTTTTTTTTGAACTTCTGTATGTCGCCATACATGTTTGGACTATATCACAATCCAACATTATCGGTGTTGGACTCCCACCATTTCCACTCGCTTGAGTGTACTCTACTCGGTTCAGTCAACAATGACTGCCTTTCGATAGTCTCTGAGCACAAATCCAACTCATTTTCTTGGAATTGGATTCTTCGCTGCTGATTCTCTCCATGCGTTTGTCATTAATGAACGCAAGGAACTCTTCCAGCAATTAGATGGGTTTTTCAATATGCGTTACCGCATAAAGCCGCAGATTTGTTTACGGGAAACGTCAATACGCATTTTGTTCTTTCGTTGTTAAACCAACGCATGAACTTCTTCTGTAGGTAGGATACACTCTCCCATTGTGGTCGTGTCCCGTCGGGAAAAATGAACTCTCCATACATTCCTTCAAAATAAGGTTTGTCAAAATATCCAAAATTAGTAACGTTGTCTTCCATGCGGTTCGCTACTCCACATGCGCTCTTTCTTGAGCTGCCTATTATTTTCTAATAGAGACGAGACTATATCACGGCCAACTCGTAGCCCTTCCCGTTTCCACTCGCTTGAGTGTACTCTACTCGGTTCAGTCATCTATGACTGCCTTTCGATAGTCGTTGAACACAAATCCCATGCTAAACGGGATTCTTCGTTGCTGATTACCCAATCTTTCTGATTTTCACTATACCATACCCATTACGGTATGTTCTCGTTACCTATTACTAGGTAAGAGGAGTACAGAAAGCTCTAAGCGCTTCCCAGCAATTAGAGAAGTTTAACGTGCGCATACTATTTATCATTCCAAACGAATGTCTTTCTATGACATTCTTGGCATAAGGTGATTAAGTTATCCAAATCAGTCATTTCTTCGTCATGAATAACGATTTGGAACAATTCCTCTCGTTTGTCAAACTCGTTCAATTCTTTATGTTCATTGAGGATTCTTCTTAGGATAAGCCCGAAACGCTTTATGTGGTGTACTTCCAAATTCTCCGTACTTCCGCACTCTCTGCATTTGTATCCGTCTCTTTCCATCGCTTGCTTGGTAAGATAGCGAAGCCTATTCCTAACTGTTGACTTAAATGTTTCATGAAACTCAATATAAGTTGAAGTATCTTTCACATCGTCATATCTGTAATCCTTTACATCAATACCCAATTTAATAAGTCTCCTTCTGACCGTTCTAGGAGTACATCCGTAATGATTTGCTATTTCAGCCAACGGCATTTTTTGGACGATATGCAGTTGAAACATGGTATCATAGTCATTTAAATCTTCGCTAAGCACTTTTTGTTTATATGCCATTTGCGAATCAGATAATGAACGTCTTTCAATACCGTTTTTTATTAAATGATTCAATACGGTTCGATGGGCTAACTTGAATGCTTTAGCAATCTGAGTGCTAGAGTATCCTTGCTCGTACATCGATATCATTTTCTCATCATTGCTTGGGTCATATTGAACATAAACATCATCCTTCACTTTAAGACCATATTCCTTGCATCTTCTTCGTAAAGAATCCTTTGAACAATTAAATATCTTACAAATCTCTCCACGAGTTTTGCCTTCACCAATCACCTTTTCCAAACCCTCCTTCGTAATTACCAATTTTTCCTTTTGAATGTGATTCCTTTTCAAAAAACGTTTCAACGCGCCTAACGGGACATCTAATGTTGCAATAATTTCATTACGTGTCTTATCGTTAACGACGTATTCATTGTAAATGTATTGTCGCATTTCGTCGGTATCTTCAATTCGTTTTTTCATGGTAACATGTGGAAAAAGGATGGAATGAAAGGGTAGGTTATTTACGCACTCTGATAACCCCTTGCAGCACTTGGCATATTTATGCTGTATACAATCTGTTGGAAATATTGGTCAATCTGCTTTGAAATGGAGACACCCTCTTTCTTTCCGTCCACGAACTTGAACCTTGTCGCTTCGTTCTCATGCTGATAGTAATCATTTCCCCATTCCTTTCTGAGGAAGTAGTCCATCATGTTGAAGAAGCCTGCGACGGCACAGTTATGTGTAATGTATCCTCCGCAATTGTACCAATGACTTTCGGTCTCAATCTCGTACACGAATCTTTCGTCGTTATCGGAATTCCTTATCTCGACGATTTCGTCGGTGTTCCCCTTGCAGATATAGCTTGAAACCTCCACTTCGTCTCCGACCTTCAAGTCCTCTGCCTTTGTGGTTACGAACTCCTCTCCTTGCAGTTTCTTGAACTTATGGTCTTTTGACACCTTCGCCACGAGTCCGCTCTTGGATATAATTTCGTAGATTTGGCCGTGGTACGTGCGTTTGAACACCTTGTTCACCTTCACTTTCTTGCCGTTCTCCTCCACCGAGTATCCGAGTTCTGAAATGTCGGAATACCGCCAATGCCCTTGCTCGTTGTAAAACTCAGCCGTTGTGGATGACTTGAGGAACATGCTGTCCACGAAGTCCTTGACGGGAATGCTTTGTGTGTCTCCGCTAGGAGATGTGAGGGCGAGGGGTTGAGAATGGTGAAGGCAAGCGCCAGCGAACTGAGAGGAAACCGCAAAGATGAAGTTCACGAAGGAACCACAGAATGAGTCGATGTTCTTGGGTGCTGAGGACTGTCCTCCAAGTCCTTTCAAGCCTCCGATTAGGAATGGATAGCTCTGCACGGCCACACAATACGGAGAGTTGATACCGAATGTCGACTCATCGTTCTTGTATATGATGTGCGATTCCAAGTCCTCGATATACTGCTTGGCAAGTTTCTTGGAAAACATGGAAGCAATCTTGTTAGAGGTGTTGTATCGGTTGAATTGGATATTGCCTTGCTTTGGAATCTCAGCGTTAAGGGTCGCAATGTTCTTGTTGGACACATTGGCGTTGGGGTCATATTTTGAGCCCGTTGACGCATTGGACGCATCGATGTAGTTGGTGATGAAATCCTTCTTCCTTTTAAGAAGTTTCCCGTTCGCGTCAATTTCATCGAATTTAGCGATATACGCCTTCGCCACTCTCTTATCAAACGACATCAAGCATTCCTCCACTTGTCTTCTAATCTCGGAGGTCTTGATTTTGTCGTAGATGTACAAGTTCTTGGCAAGGCTCTCGATTAGGATTTCGGGACATTCCTCTCCAACGCTCGTATAAGCCTCGCAGATGCCGTTCCTAACCTTTTCAATGCTGTATTCCTCAAAGGAATTGTCACTTTTTTGTACAACCATCTTTTTTGAAAACTTTTATTTTTTTAACTTGTTGATTTTTAGCCACTTTTAAAAGATGGTGTTTGCTAACTATCTGATTATCAATATTTCTGTAGTACTACAGCCATACCGTCCATACCGTCAAATCAGACAACAAACAAATACTTTTTTAAACGTGGGTGAATATAAATAGGAAACTTTTGGATTAAAATTTCCACTTTAATTGATAAAAAAAGTGGGCCAAGATTTATCTTCTTGACCCACAATCGGTTAGGTTAATTGATTTTTCTCCTCATACCGTTGCCGTGACCTCTTGAAGATTTCAGAAGCCATTTTGGTCATGTCCTCTTGGTTTTTCTTCTTGAAGTCGAGCATATTGTCGAACTCGTCAATGTTGTCGGTGCTAATTCGGCACGTACCGTTGTTGAATTCCACGTTGTTGAAGACCTTGCCGCTTCCGCCTGCTCGATTCTTGAGGAGTGCGATGGTGGCCTTGCTCTTCTCGATTTCCTCCATGGTTCGTGCGATGGAGACGACGATGTGGGCGATTTGGATTTTCTTGAAGGAGCCGCCAGCCTTGTCCATGGTCACGAGTTCCATGTTCACACTTTCCTTGGTTCCTTGTGTGGGAATCCAAAAGGCCATGTTAAGTTCGCCAGCCATGGCTTCGAGTTTTCTCATCGTCTTTCCTTCCTTCTCGTACTCGTTAGTAGTGCTTTCATCCCCCACGTGGTACAAGCATTCAAAGTAGTCGATAATCACCAAGTCTGGTCGGAACCCGTTGTTTATCAATTTCTTGATGAAATCCTTGATTTTTATGGCTGTCAACTCACCAGACGGGAACTTCTTGATTCTCAAGTTCTGCTGAAGCATATCCTTGTCCTCATAGGACTCAATCATTTGCTTGACATAATCAATGTTCTCCTCCTTTGACAAATCTTTTGCCTCGATGTTTGTAAGACGTCCGATATGCTTTCGTTGGATTTGCTTGATTCTGTCCTCGAATACAATCTGAAGCACCTTGAATCCTTTATCCGCATTCTGCTCGCACTTGTAGGTGGCCGCATAATTGGCCATCGCAGTGGTTATCGAGGTGTTGTGCGTGACAATGAAGTCATCCGTAAGGTACAAATGATTGGGCACGTCGACCATAATGCATTGAGCTTCGGTGTTACCCACCTTCTCAATCTCCGTGAAGTAGGGAAGTTCGTCCCTCTCCGCATAGTAGTAATCCAAGTTCTTCTGCTTGGAAGAGTCGGAGAAAAGCTTTATTTTCCGATTGTTCACCTTGATATAAACCCAATAATAGGAGAGGTAAATCCCATTCTCTCTATCCACGACTTTGGATTGCACCACATCCGCCTTCTCGCCTAACGAGCGCACGAGCATCGCAAGTGTATTGGCAATGCGCTCGTTCAATGCGAATACACGAACCACGCCGTATGAAGGCTGCTGCCCGCTCGCGTCCAAGATTCCGTTCAGAATCTCGCAACGGTGTTTGAATGTGTCGAAGATGCACGGCTCAAAACTGTCGAAGATGTCAGATTCCGTTTTCTCGGATATTTCCTTTCCTAAGTCAAAGCCGAATTCATAGTGCTCGTCAATCAAGTCGTTCTCTTCAAACTCAAGCGCCTCGAACTTTGGAATGTAGACTCTCAAGTCGGAGTCCTCCTCCAACTTCTCGTGAATCTCACGCAGTGTGATGGTCTTCTCGTGCGAGTCTTTGTTCGTGGTGATTGTCCACAAGTGCTCATAATCACACTCGCATTCCGTCCCGTTGGAGAATCGCACCCTATACACGTCACGTTTTCCTTGTGGGAACACCCCTACAACATTGTGCGCTTGCCCGTCCGTTCCGATGACCTTGTCACCAACCTTGATATCCCCCATCTTGACGAATCCGCTCGGAGTCGCAATCTTAGAATACAAGGGTTGTGCCTTTCCAAAAGATGAGGAACCGATTATGACACCGAGTTCTCCTTTTGCGAGTCCTCCTTCCAAAGCCTCGTCAAGCTTTCCGATTCCCGTGGGAATGGTCACTCGGTAGTCTTTGGAAAGGGTTTCTCCTAGGTCGTCAAAAACGGATTGTCCGAGGTCGTCGTGATTTCCTTGACTCAAAGCTTGGGAGAGAAGTTCTTGGCAGCGTTCGAATTGGGATACGTCGCCATTGCCAGCGATACGAAGAATCTCGTTGGCGACACGCACGATGTTTTGCTGCTTGAAAAACTTCTCAGCCAACGTGCGAATGTAATTGGAACCGTCAGATTCCGTATTTTTTATCTTCTCAAGAGTGGCTTCGAACGTCTCCTTCTCGATGTCATTATGTGACTTCTCGTTAAGAGCAATCCCCATCATGGTATATGAGGGGACTGCTTCTTCGCGCTCGTAGTACTCTTTCATCACTCCGACGAACACCTTCAGCGTGGGGTTGGTAAACATGTTTTGGTCGACAATCGCGTTCAAATCCTTGAAGAACTCCTTGTCATCCATGAAAGCATGCACCAACTTGTACTGAAAGTCCTCACCCAAGTATCCGAGGCTTTGCTTACTGTTTATTGACATTACCCACTTTATAATGAAGTTCAACTACGTGTTTCTTTGTCTTTTCGTAGAGTTTCTTGCTCCAACCTTGCACAACGCCTTGGTTAGCCATACGCAAGCTAGTGATGTAGGGCTTTGTCTTCTTTCCCTTCTGCTTAAACTCGTCCTCGAAGGTGTAGTCACCTTGGACTTGGTATCCATTGTCCCTTGGAGAGCATGCGTCGCAGATTCGTCGGATGATTTCAAATGGAACGTCCTTCTTGTCCATAATCATCGCTTTCTGCACGTAAACTTCCGCGGAGAGACGGTTTCCGTTGTTCTCCAAATACTCGTTCTTCTCGAACGTATACGTTCTGCCCTCCCTTGAGCTGACGCGAAACCACTTGTTGGTCAAGTCGATTCTGTCAAGGACAGCCTTCGGATATCCGCTAGCGTCCCAAATGCGCTCCATGACGGGCTTCTTGTTGTCATACACCACGAACTTGAGTGTGTATTCCCAAGGCTTGGGAAGTTCATTCACAAACTCTTCGTCCACATGATTCTCATCGTAATAATACCATGTATATACACGGCTCTTTGACTTAAGGTCATCGTCAATCAACGCAACCAACTCATCGAACACAAACTTGAAATCGACAGAGTGCATGCTATCCTCGATGTAATTGTTAATCTTGAAATAGCGCTTGCACACTTGGTTGTCATTCAAGTAAAGGATGAATGAGAATCGTTCCTCCTTGTACTCGCGCACTCCATCCTTCTGTTCCTTGCTCTCTCTCAGCTCGTTGGCTTCTTTTCTATTTTCCATTAGGTTAAATAAAATTAAACGGTTAACAAAATGTTTATAATTCTCAACATTGCAAAGATACTCAAAAGTTTTTTCAACGCCAAGCTTTCGAGAACCTTTTTTAGCAACTTTAACTATTACTTTTTTTCTTCCTCCAATGCCTTTTTCGCATACTTTCTCTCATTATCAATAAGTTTGTTGTAGCAAGCGAAAAAATCACCGAACTTGCCCTCGTCAGAGAATTCCTTGATTCCACACTCGGATACAATTCCGAACAAATTCTTGAAGCTTCTTCCTTCACCATCCATCGGAGCGTAAGAGAGCGCCTCAATCTCCTCGTTCGCCTCCTCCGTCAAGAGCGGTTTCCTCAAGTTGATGATAAGGTCGTTTATCCTATATATATCCTTCCCTTGGCAGCCCAATGTTACGGCGTTCACTATATTCTCTGTAACCAATAGTGGTTTGAGCCCATTTGAGCGTCTCTCAGCGATTTTCTCCCTTGAGATGGATAAGATATCATCCACGGTCATTGGCTTCGTCCTAGCGTCAGGAAATAGGCTAAAAAACGATTTCTCGCCAAGCCCCTTAATCCCCTTGATGTTATCCGACGAATCTCCGCAGAATATCTTCTTCAACAGCACATTCTCATGCGTATACCCCATTAGTTCCTTATGGTTCTTCACGCTCAAGTACTTCTTCAACTGCGTGGCGTAGATGCACACGTCTTCCGAAATCAATTGCGTCAAGTCCCTATCCCCACTGACAATGACAATCTTCTCGTTCCTCTTCTTGTGGTTGACGTAATAGGCAATCAAGTCGTCACCCTCCACGTCATCGCACATAAGGTTCCTCACATACAGTTCCTCAAGGCATTTGAAGATAATCTCGCGCTGTCTCTCGAAAGACTCGTCCTCCGTCTCCTCTCGCTTGACCGTTTTCTTCCTTTCCTTGCTGTATGCCAACACCTTCTTGCAGTAATCATCAATCTTCTTGTCGTAATCCGTCTTTGGGGAAGATGAATCCTCGAAACTCTTGTCTCTGTTTGCCTTGTAATCGTGATAAAGGTTGTAACGGAGCTGTCCGCTGTTATATCCGTCGTAGAAGGCGTAGACAAAATTGTAGTCCTTCCTCTCCATCTGTTTCTTTATCTGTAGGAGGGTCTGATAAACCATGCCGTATTCCTCACCCTTGTCATTCATTCTCTTATCCACCAATGACATCTTCATGATGGAGTTCATGTCAAGGATGAGAGTAAAAATGGTAGGTTCGTCCGTTATGTCGTAATCAGCCTTTATCTTCGGCTTTATGACTTGTTTCATATAAAAAATTTCAATAGGTTAACTGAAGTAATCCGAAGTAGCGAATCTCAATCCGTCCGACTCGAAATCATGGAATTCGGGGTTGAACTGCTCATAAATCTTGTCACAGTAATCGCCCCACATAATCATGGACGCCCTTTCGTTCTCGTCAGCAGCCTCATACGCCTTCTTTCCATTGAGCAAATCCTTCTTCGAATCCACCATTTTCCAAAACTCGTCCAAGTCCATCGGTTCTCCATACTCATCATACAATCCGTCGCTCTTTTCCAAGTATTCCTTGATGGACTGTCTGTTTGCGTCGTAATACTTTCCGAGATTCCAATTGAATAGGAACTGCCACCCACAAGATGACTTCCCGATGTGGACGGGTTTCATTTTCTCATCCATCAAGTCCTTCAACTCGGCATAATCCCCATTCTGAAGGTACTTCATGCCGTTCACCTCATCCTCTGTCTTCAGCTTTCTCTTTACGTAAAAATTCGTCCCCATAATCATTCAAAATTTCCTTTAAGGTCACTTAATTCTATCAGCTTATCTCTCTTAATCAATACGTTAACTGGATTTTCAACCAACTGCGGACTCACGTTGAATCTGCACCCGTTCCTCTCCAAGTCCCCTCTCGGCTCCCTTGGATTGTTCCTCAAGTTGACCGTCTTCTGCAACAGTCTTTCCTTCGTCCATCCAAGGCTTTCGAGATATCCAACTATCTTGTCCCTCCTTACCAAGGCGAATTCCATCTTCTCCACATCACTCGGCGAATCCACATTATCCTTCTTCGCCTTGTCAATCCAAACGAATAGGAAGGAATTGTTCACCTTGCCCTCATCAATGAGCCAACCGTCATGCAAGTTGTCCTTTCTATCAATGAATGAAAGCTCAAGCGAGAATGTGGGAAGCACCTTGTTGATATAGTGGATGGCAGCTTTCTCATCACAAACGTACTCGAACCCATCATAAGTAAAGATGACGTCGATTCCGCTGACTTGCCGCATCTTGTCATTCACTCTTTCAAAGTTTTCCGTATGTTTGGTGTAAAATACATTGTCCAACAAGGTGGATATTACCTCTGTCATCGCCTCGTCATTTTTTCTCAGTTTGCTCTCCATGAACTGTCAGTGTTTATCACATTCAGTATATGAGAACCTACGGATAAAGCAAGGAATGAAAGGTTAAAAAATTGCGCCTAACTTCACAGCCAAGCGCAACCCAATTAGTAACAATGCATATAATCTATTTACGAAATATTTTCAAAGTTCACTTTCGCCTTCCTCTTCAGAGAAAGAGATGTCCGATTCGGAAATCTCCACCTTGGCATCCGAGCGTTTTGTGATGCCGTCCAAAATTTCTTTCATGTATGTCTTCTTGTAGTCCTCGATTTTTTCGGGAACACACAGTCCGTTGTGCACACATGCGACCTCTCCCTCATAGGTAATGTTATAAGGGGTAGGAAGTTGGTTCTTCGTCACCTTAATCTTGCTGATGATGCCGTAGTTGTACGTCTGTCCCTTTGCGGTGGCCGTCAGCTTCTTTGTGGCAGCCTTCGCAACACCTCCAAGGTGGATGATAAGACGCGCTCCGTAATAGAAGGTCTTTCCTCCCTTCAGCTCAATGGACGGAAGACCCATCGCAGAGTTCATCGAATCGTTCCAAATCTTGTTCACGCAGACAAAGGTGTTGAAGTAAGGTTCGGAGACCTTTCTAGAGGTGGGAATACGAGCGTTGAGGATGGAATTGAAAGCGGCAGAGATGGCTCCAGCGTCAAACATGTTGTTTCCGACCTTCGAGGCCAATGACTTGAAAGAGCCGATGGAGCCGATGGAGTCCCAAATGAAACAGATTGACTGTTGGATATCCCCGTTCGCTTGCATGTCCATGATGGAATTCATAGCATAAGCGATGTCCTCAAGAACGGCTTCCTTTCTCTTTGTCTTCAGCTTCTTTCCCGTGGAATAGTCATTGTCACCGAACTGTGCGCAAAGAGTCTTGTTATCAAAATAAAGAAACTCTCCGCTGTAGTCGATGATTCTTTCCTCCGTATCAAGGAAAACCTCTCCCGTCTCCTCGTCAACTCTTTCCACTTCAACCTCTCCATAAACGGGCGTGGCTTTCACACCGCAATCCATCGCATATTGGAAGTCAAAGTTGTTCTCAGTCTCGAAGATGACGGGAAGAATCCCATTATTGATGCATGAGGCAATGATGGCATTCTTGATGGTTGACTTACCCGTATTGGACCAACCCGTGATGATAGAGGTATAGCCTTGCGGAATCCCTGGGAGCTTAAGCGCATTCTCAAACGCCTCTGGCAACGGAATGAAGTCCATCGGCTTGTCCGCATTCGCTGTTTCCAAGTTATTTACACTTACCGACATCCCCAACTTCGCCTTGATATCGCTCGCTGTCGGTTTCTTCAACGCTTCCTTCTTCTTAATCGCTTGTTTCACAATATTCAAATAATTAAGTTATTAACAATTAAAAAACAAAAGTTAAAAAAGGGAGAAGGCAATTACTAACGTATTTTAATGCGTAACGCCTTCTCCACTAATGTATGAACAGATATCATACGACCACACCTTCTCAGAAAGGCACGTCGTCTCCGTAACTATTGGCCAATGAGATTTCTTGCTGCGGTTTTGTAACAGTCAATGTAGGAGCTTGGTTTTTCAAGCTGACTTGGCTGAGGTCGATTTCCTCGCCGCTTAGGTCAATATTAAACGCTTGCTCCACATCAGCCCTCGCTTCGTCCTCCGCCTTCTTGTCAAGAACTCGCTTATCAATGTATCCGCCTTCCTCCTTGTTCCAATAAGGGACGCCGCCATTGATGATAATCTGCATGTACTCGTCGCTCTTCGGTTTCCAAAGGTCCGACCACTGCTTCGCATCGTTAATCCATGACATTCCAAGCTCATAGTTGGTTGTCAGAGGGGTGTACTCGTCATCATCCGTGATTTGGAACGCACGTTTCCCCAATGAGTTCCTCGTCACCTTGATATTCAAGTCCTTTCCCTCGTTTATATCGAAGATATTCTTTCCCTTCTTGCTTCTCTCGTTGAAAATGTTGATGATTTTGTCATAAATACCCTCGCCCTTTCTGTTGTGCGAGAACATCCAAAACTTGACACCTTCAGATTCCTTTCCTCTCTCGATGCAACGGACGACCCAAAACTCAGACGCTCTGTAGGAATGTCCCACCTCGGAAAGCATCTTCTTTTTCTGTTCTTCGGAAGGCTCGACTGCATCCGCTTCCTTGTAGGCTTGACGAGAAGTCTCGCAGAATGGGCACTTCTCACCCAAGCCATTCCGTTCCTTGCATACAAATTTCTTCCATCCGTTAGAACTGACATCCTTGGGAACCTTCACGAAATGCATATAAACCTTCTTGAATGGACTTCCTCCCTCACTTGTGAAGGGAAGCAGTCGGATGGTCATGCTCTTCTCGCTTTGTCCTTCGGCAATCTTGTCGTCAAGGTAGTTGTTTGAATTGTAGGTTGTGTTCTTCGTTCTAGATTTTAATTCTTCTTGTTGGCGACGGACATCATCCGCGCCGATGTTAACTCCAAAATAAGCCATTTTATTATTAAAAATTTAAAGTATATATTTTCATGGTAATTACCTTCGTTCCTTCATCGCAAAGATATAGGAAAATTTTTCAAAAAGCAAATTTTAAGGAGGAAATTTTTGATGTTTCCTCCAGAAAACTTGTATTTAATTGATAATCAATTGTTTATTCTTTATCTCGCTATAAGCCGAAAATCTTCTTCAAATCTTGGTTCAGCTCGTCCTCGATATCGAACGACTGCTCCACGGACCTTTCGTCAAAGTCGTCCACGTCACTGTTCGTAATCTCGTACTCTTGTGTGGTGGGCTCGCTGTTGTCGGAATAGCCCACGTAATTGCTGTTCGGGTCAATACCCTTCTCCGCCCAATAATCCTTGGGATTGATGTTGAACGGATAAGAGTCCAACGAGCGTAGGTTCAGTTTCTCCGTCTGCGTGGGGTTCCTCTTCTCGAACTCTTGCTTGAAATCCGAAATCTCTTGGTTGTTTGCGTCAATCATCTGTTCCACCTTCTCAAGGGATGCCATCAGCGCTTGAATCTTGTCATCCACGTTTCCGAGCTTCTGCCCCACATGATTCACCTTTCCGTTCATCTTCTCTTGGGCGTCGGTCAGTTCATCCACGTCAAGGACATCGTCCTCTTCCTCGTCGCCTCCCAAGTCATCATCCAACGGAGCGTCGTCCACGGCGGTAGGCATTTCTCCCCCACCCATATTCGGGTCTTGTGGAGGCATTTCACCTCCTTGTGCGTCTTGTCCTCCTTGCGGCATACCGCCTCCGCCCATTGGGTCTTGGCCAAGTCCTCCGCCATCTTGGGGCATTCCTCCACCACCTTGTGGAATATCACCGCCTCCGTCTTGGGGCATCCCTCCTCCTTGCGGTTCTTGGATATCGTCGTCATCCCCTTCCTCCTCAAGACTCTGTGGGACATAAGACCACTCACAAAGACGCATGAACTGCTTGTGAGCTTCCGCAAACTTGTTTTCCTTTAGCAACTCTTTATTCATATTTCCTTGCCAATGTGTTTATGTCAGTCAGCCAAAAGCTCCTTGTTGTCTTCCGTCAGAATGGTCTTAGCGCTCTCCATCTTCTCGATGAGGCCTTTTTCCTTCTTCAGTTTCTTCACCTTGTTGGTAGGTTCGCTGAGAATCTCAGACGCAGCCAATATCTTTTCTTTCGTATCCATAACCTCTCCTTCGTTTGTTTCTTCTTTTGTTTCCTCTGCAACAGCAACTTCTTCATCCTTAACGCGCGGAATTTGGAAATTACGCTTCTGCAAAGGTCTTACATTTTGTCTTTTTGTGATAAAACGCGCCATGTTGCAGTACAATCGATTTTATTATAAATATCACGGCTCTTGAGAAATTTCAGCTTTTAGGCCTTTTATTTTTTCAATAGTGAAGATTTGAAGCCTCCCTCTACTCAAAGTGACCAACTTATTTTTGCCTAAATAGTCCAAATTCGGCTTCAAAGTGGTGTTTTCATCTCCGTGTTCAAGCTGTGCAAGCCTATTGTAACCGTTATATGTGAAAATTTAGCCGTGTGCGATGAACATAATAATAGAACCACCCATCAAATAGTCTTGCATGTAATTTCTTTCGCCTAAAAACATAGCCAAAATCACATTCTTGTCTTCATTTATATGATATAGCAAAAACGCGTCATCATTGACACAAAACCTTTCCTTCACTTGCTCGATGAAAGATATTATCTCGCATTTGTCCACGAATGTACCTATCAGTACTTTCTTTATTTCCTTATTCTCCATTATCATTCTTATGAAAGGCTAAGCATATAGCAATATGCAGTAGCGTACTTCTTGTCACTAATTATTTTCTTGAAATTCGAGTCAAGGAATGAATCGTTGTAACAGATTTTGTTGCTCTTGTTGGATTTGACGAGCTTCAGTATCTTTTCCTTCCCGATTCCGATGTACTCACACACTTGCGTGGACACCCCCAAGACATAGTTGTTATAATATATGTATATCATGCTCTTGTCCACGAATACGTACTTGTCCTTCTCGTTGAATACAATGTTGAGCAACGCCTTTGCCTTGGAGAACTTCAACTTAAAAGGGTTCACATAATAATATCTGATTTTCCCAATCTCATTGTCCATGATATGGCAGAAGAACCTATTGATGTCGTACTCGTAGTCGGAACGTTTCTCTGTCTTCCCGAACGTCCAAAATAAGTTTCCTCCAAGCCTCTTGTCAAGGATGGAAAAGTCCTTTCTGTACTTCTTGGCCTCCTCTATTCCTACAATGAGTGTCGGCAATGTTCTGTCCTCAACCTTGGAAATGTCAGAAACGACAGAGACAAAGCCGACACAATCATTTACTTTCCTTTTTGATACGATATATCCTAATGTACGCATTTGTTTGCTGCTATTATAACTACGGTGCAAAGATATGCATTTTTTCTTTAACTTCCAAATCTGAAGACCACATAAGGGCGTCCTTTTGGAGAATTGTAGCACCAAACCTTGGTGTCTCGGTAATCGGAATACCATCCGCCGTCGCTTGAGTAAATCTGAATGTGGCCGTGGACGGAGGTTGGACCGTTCTGAGTGCCAGCGATGACGGAGATGTCACCCTCCTTGAAGTCGGAGAAGCTATCCCCAGCCACACCGCTATGCACAACCTTGAATCCCCATTTGGGCAAATGCTGCACATATCTGCATGCTGAGATTGGATATGACTGCAAGTTCAGCTTCCCTCCGTTTATGATGGCGTCCCTTACATAAGCGGCGCATTTGTGCTGTGACTTGGCCAATGAATGGTTCCTAGCGTAGCTTGCAGCGCCGCTTGGATTGTACGTTCCGCTCGCGCTCATCGGACTAGCCGTGTTCTGAAGGCTGTCGGAGCCTTTCCAACTGAACACGTCGCTTCCGTCAAGCAACGAATTGGATTGCATTCCACACTCCGTCACATTCACGTCAAGAATCTTCTTCGCCTCACTGACCCAATTGTCCTTTGACGTCAAGGAAGAGAAGTTTCTGCACTCCGACTTGAACAGAGTCTCCTTGCTTGACAAGTCACCGTACATCTTCTTCAGAGACCTCAAGAAATCCTCATTCAATTCGTCGCATTGGTTCAAGACTTGTACTCCGTTCCTCTTCGAACTGTCAATCTTTGCCACCGCAAACACCTTGTCCGCACTTGTGGAATCCGCCCTAAGCTGTATCCTTGTGGGTTCCTCCGAACCGCTCTGCTTCACCACCCAATACAACTCAGACACATAATCGGAATAAGTGTTCAACACAATGTCAAACACTTGTGACATTCCGCTCGTTGGCGAGCATGTTATATATATGGTGTCCGCATTGCCCTTCTTATCAGCGCTCATGCTAAGGTCTTTCAGTGTGATGCTATCTGAATAGTCCACGGTCTGCTTGATGGCGTTAAACAATTGCCTTGCAGCCACAGATGGATTCGAGCTTGAATTTTTACCCTTTTTCGACTCGTTCTTCCAATACTCCGCTCCGCTCTTATAGGAATTGACTCCAACAGAACAGAACACATGGCCATATGCATTTACACTGTCATGCTGTAACATATATTCTCCCTTGTGCCAAGAAGGAATGTAAGTGGATGTAGGAATGGGTTCCAACGTCTTCTTGTCCTCATCCGTCCTTGGATTGTGATAGTTCGTATTGTACCCGTTCGTCGTACAGTAAGAGTCGATTGACTTCAACTGATGCAACGTAATGGTCAGTGACGAGCTTTCCGTTTTCGTGTTTTTCCCTCCCTTCCAAATGGGAACCCTATTCTTTACATAGGTCTTCTTCCCCACAAGAACGGAAGGTGTATTGGTGAATATATCCTTCACAATGGCAATACTGCTCGCGCTCGGAGTGCATTCCGTGGTGTTATGCTGCTTGCTGTTGTAGAACATGGAGGTAAGGTTGCTTCCGTACGCCTTGTAGCGGTTGAAAAGGACGGTGCAAACGAGCTGCTTTCCGAGCTCATCTTGGTTGCGTGCCTCGTTGTCGATGACGCCAGCCAAAAGTTCATATATCTTCTTTCCTCCCCATCCGATGGAATATCTCCACCCTCCGTGGTTCTTTCCATAATCATCCACCGTGGATTCCAAGTCCGAACTCGTCATTCCGCATCCGTCTGAATCGGAAAGAGGGTTGAAGAACTTGTACCTACAGTCGTTGGACAGTTGGGCATTGTGATTCTCCGTCTCAATCCAAGAGGATGTAGGCAATCCGCTCTGAGTATTGTTCTTGAGGATAAGACCGTTCTCGACAAGCGGTGTGGAAGTCTTCGCCATACGGGTTCCAACGATGACGGTCGTCATGCGGCCTGGTTCAATCGAATGCTTGACCTTCTGTATCAAGTACGTTCCCTTGAACATCGGAACATTGTTCAGTTGGAAATACATCAACGGCTGCACCCACGCGCATCCCATCATCGTGACCGTACACGTATAGGATATGTTCGAATAGATGGTGAACAAGTCTTGGCCTACCGCATAGTAGTCTTGACCGTTCTCCCCTCCCAAGGCGGACTGTGCGATTTGGAATTGCGCCATCAAGGACTGCTCCGTCACTTGAGGGTTCTCCATGCTCACTTGCACATCGCTGAAGTAACTTTGGTACTGTCCTCCATAAGTGACCCCGAAGGCTGGAATCTTATATCCCCTTCCTTCCACCTTCGTCGTAATCTGCCTCGGCAACTGTTGGTCGTCTCCTCCAATCATATACGAGTCATCCTTCGTCGGACCGTTCTCTATGTTAAGGTACTTCGACGGCTCGTTCGTATACATGACGATGAAGTCGGGAACATCACTCACATTCGAGAAGTCGATGGACTTGAACGGAATGGGCTTGAACATATCCTTCATCAATTCGGGGTCAATCATGCTTTGGAAGCTTTGGTTGCACATCAGCAAGTACTTGTTCCTACCATAAGTCATCTGCATCAACGACAAAGCGCTGTATCCTTGCTTTGCCAAGGAATTTCTCACGTCACTCACCAAGTCAAAGACATTGATAGTTGACCTATCGTCCAACTTGTTGAAGAAAGAATCCAAATAATGCCACCTATCCTTTAGAATCTCAAGGTTCCATGCGGTCTGAACACCGTTCTTTGGTCGTCCGCTGAGCCACTTGTCCCAAATAATCTTGAGGTAATTGTAAAGGGCTATTTTCAGCTTCTCGTTCGTCTTAAACTCATTCACCGCATTGGAGGCAATATCGCCGTTTGTCTGCACATTGGCCCCCTCGTTGATACCGTCCAAGAAACCGCCAAAATATGATTGAAGGATTCCTCTGCTCACGCTTGATATTTTGCTTGAGCCTCCAATGTACTTCTTTCCCTTGACAACCATGCAAGACTGTAGAATCATCCTTGTAAGGGTAGATACTGCCTCAGATTCCTCATTCATGATAAGCTTTAAGGAAACATCCTTTGTCTTCTTGACAATATTAACTGTCTTGTAGTTCTTTCCGAATCTGCTTGAACAGTTCTTGTTCATGAAATTCTTGAAGTCTTCCACAGAATCATATTTCGCAGCCAAAATAATGTCTTCGGCATCCACTCTTTCCTCATTCGGTGCGAATTTCTCCTTGACGGTAATCTCGAACTCATTCCTTACCAATGTCACGAAATCACCTTCAGCCCATTCCTCGAACATCTTCATCAAGGTCTGTTGTGTAGCGTCATCCGCATCATACAAGCTATCCAAGTAATAGGTTCCGCTATGAATCCTATAACTCGTCTTTCTCAAACCGTACTTAAAGTCAAGACCGTCATAGAACGTGATGGACTTGTTCTTCCTATAATAGTATCCTCCAATTGTCAGCAGCATCAAGTAGGGGAAATACATGTAATTTGACTGTCCCTTCAAGAAGTCGCTGAATTTCTTATAATCCCAATCGAACGTATTCAAGAACAGCATGGCGAGTGTCTTGTTCCCGTTCTTTATATTCTCATAGTAGTCTTCTTGCCCGAAAATGGAAGTGCCCTCGTACAAGTATCCGTCCTTATACCCTCCAAGGCTGTAAGCGAACAACTTGTTGCTCTCTCCGCTGTTTCCAACGATTCCAACCAATGAGTTTACCATAGAATCTTGGTAAGAACCCTTGTATCCGTCAGAAGACGCCTTATAGCACAACAAGGTTTTGTTCTCATTCAACGTATTCTCGTAGAATCCTTGCATCTCCTCGGAATCGAATGTCAAGTTATCGAACAGTTCGTCTACCTTGTCATATCCGCTGTCGCTCTTATAATTCTTGTACTTCTCAATGTCAAGGTCGACGTAGAACACATTCTTGTTAATTCCGTCCACTCCTTGTGTAAGAGCTTGCATATCTCCCACATTCCCATTGGATGAGAGTACCGTATCATGGAACTCGCTCCATTTCGGATGGGTGAGAGGAAGCATCATTCTCTTATTTGTGTCTTGGAAATACTCGGATGGGTATGCGCTTCCTCCCTTGTTAGACAGCAGATGATTGTACTTGTAATTGTTCGTGTTCCAAATGCAATCTTGCTTTGTCAATGAATTTGCCTTGTTGTTCAATTCCCACAAATGGTTGAAAAGCGTCTTTGAGCTAATGATTCCATTATCACCAACCTTCTTCTTGAACGATTCGCTCACATTGGGGAAAGCCTTCAAGAAGTTCTTGGCATCACAATATCCGCATTCCTTCGCAAAGTTCGGCAAGGTATACAAAGTGGAGCATACAATGAATCCTCTCAACGCAACCGTTCCACAGAAGTCATCGATGTCATCGATATCCATTCCTTCATACGGATTGGATGTGCCAAGAATGTCACTCGGAATCAATGGAACCGTCACATTCATTCCAAGCGCCTTGCTGCCATCAAACTCGGAAGATTCAACATTGGCAGCAGCCTTTTCCGTAATATCCTCTATGTCATGCGTAGCCCTAAGTAAGCTGTCCACCAACTTTGCCTCTGGAGCATTCGCATCCAACTCTCCAATCCAAGCTTGCTCCTCCTTCGTCACCCCATTGTCAACAACAGTCTTCGTGACCGATGGGAAAGCACAATACGTCCTCGTCCCATCCACCTCGTCCACTCTGTACGTGGCACTCGTATCATAGCCATTGTGCACTTCCTCGGCACAAGCGTAAATCTCATTGACAAGAGTGTCCACATGGGCCAAAATCAGTTCGGTCACGTTCTTTACCGTCGGTTTGAATCCAATCAGTTTGGTTATGCTCTCATTGGTGGCGTCTGCAACCTCCTTCTGTTTCACGACAAGGTCTTGCGCCACCTTTGTCATGTTTCTTGTCAAATAATCTTGCAATTCATTCCCAAGGAAGGAATAACAATTGGAGTACTTGCTGTAATCGGACTCATTCTTGAAATCGTTCGGCTGCTTCGTTTCCCCGTATGCGGTAGGTTTCGGAACATTCGTGTCATAGAATGAGTTCAAGGCGTCCTTCAACAAATTATATGCGTTCGTCACATCCCTAGGAACCGTTACCTTGGCAAGTCCTTCCACAGATTCTGAAAAATCACCGTATATGTTCCTTGAGCCGCTTGTCTTATGCAGCTTATTAGCCAAATAAGCCACCAATGTGCCATAGTAAGCGTCAAGGGCGTTCTGCACGTTGGATAATTTGGTGGACTTATTCTGAATGTCTATCAGCTCTCCGCTTTCTTCCGCCTTTCCAAGTTTCTTTGACATCTGCCCCACATTCACCATCAATTGCATGAAGGTTGGCATGAGTGTCCCGTCCGAAAAGACAAACTTGTCGGGATGGTTCGCCCAATAGCTTCCTCCGAAGTATTGAGAATTGGAAGTGGCGAGAAGGGAAGACAAGGTCAAGTCATTCAATACGGAGAATGTGTATCCAATGAATTTTGCGGTCGCACCGAAATTTCCCGTACTAGCTTCGAAGGATGCACGAAAATCGGAGCAAGTAAGCTCGTAAGCGATGGGTTGGCCGTAGAATCCCTTGACGATAATCTTGAAACGAGGATAGGGGAAGGTAAAGAAGCACTTGAAGAAGGAACCAGCAATCTCGGCATTGGCTGAATTGTCAATGCCACCCACCGTCCTATTGTGCCTCAAATCCTCGGAACCGAACAGAGACATTCCCCTAATATCCGTGAACCGAATGGTGACAACGGGAACCATGTATTGGTTATACTCGATATCGATGGAGTTGATTCCAAACATCTCACTATTTGTTCCACTTGCCCTTGTGCTGTCAATGTCCAAGAATGTACCTAACTCTGTGGGCAAAGAGGTCATATACGAGTTTTGGGAGCCCTCGAATGTGGTTCCCTTGTTGAACGATATCCTAGCGTCTCCATCCTTCGCGGAGGAATATCGCACATACAGCACTGTATCCCCCGTCGTGACGGAAGCGCACTTCGGACGTTTCGGAACCTCCACTTGCAAGTCAACCACCACGCAATAATCCTCCATTGGAGGCGCTTGGCGGACGATGCCAAACTGTCCGTCCTTATTCCTAAGAGAGAGTGAAGCTGTCTCGTTAGGCTCGTAGTATAATACATTATTGTTCGCCATACAGTTCCTTGTAAGTCTTAATCGCGTTATTATAATTTGCTATCGCAGATTCTAGCGGATAAGGAATCCTCAAGAGTGCGTTGTGAGGTATCTTGAACTCAAGCGAGCCGTACTGAGGGTTCGCTTGGAGAATCAGCCAACCGTAATTCGGGTCATTGTAATAATCGTATGACAACAAGTCAAGACGGGTCTCGTTCGCCTTGTAATAGACGTAGTAATCCGTCGGCATCTTGTCAATTGAAATGAACGGAACCAACTCTATGGTTCCGTCATTCGTAAACTTTGAATATCTATTGTATGTACTCATCAATCTTGTTGCCGTTTAAAACTTATTATATTGCCGTCATCGTCAAATTCAGCCTCCTCCGCACGGTCATCGTACACGCCCGTATTGGCGTAGTAGTTGAAGGATACGGCGTTCTGAAGACGGGAGATTGGGCCAGTGATGTCGCTTCCTCCCAAGAACTTGAATCCTATGTTCACATCCGCAATCATTGGCATTATTCCGATTCCCTCGTCGTTCAAGTCCCAATTGCAGTCGTCATACGCAATGGTCAGTGAATCGATGATAATCTTCGTGTAGAAGAAATCCCCAATCCTAAGCACGCATACGGGAGGAGCACCGAAAGCCAAGTTGCTTGCCGTCTTATACGACTTATTATCACTAGCGCTCGACGTGCTTCCTTGCCTCGTGCATTGGTGTAGGAAGGTCAGTCTTGCATTGAATCCCTCTGGCGTTATCGAGTGGTAAGCTGGGTCAAAATACTTTATCTTGTCCACAATCTTGTTCCTCAACAACGGCGAGTTTCTATCCAAGTCCTTGAAAAACTCATATTCCTTTCCGTATCCCTCCGAAATTGCAGAGTTCGAAGGATTCGCATTGGAATTCTCTGATGCGGTCTTCAAGTCACTCTCCGCCTTCTTCGAGTTATAGGACAATTGGTTCTGAACACTGTTCTTATCCACTGCCGTCATGCCTTGCGTATTGATACTTGAAACCGAATCAAGACTTAAGTTCGAAACTTTCTCAACTTGTTCAGTATCAAGAACTTCGCTCTGATTTGTTGAAATCTCATTCAATTCGCCTACAGTGGCTTGCTGCAAAGTGATGATGGCACATGCGCAACGCCATACCTTAGCTTCCAAATCAGCGGCGCTAGAGGTGTTCAATTTCGGTCCGATGGATGATTCTGTAACTTCAGCGATGGAGAACTTTGAACTCCTAGACTTCAGCCAATTCACAACGCTCCTCGCTCTGTTCACGTCAAGCCTATTGTTATTGGCAGTATAGCCGTGTGAGGAGGCAAAACCACGAGATTCTACACTAACCACGTCATACTCATTGAACATTTTCTTCAATGCTTCCACATTGTCTTTATCCACCACTCCGCTCAACACATTCATTCCGTCATCTTGCAACGCACAGAACACTTCGGCAAAGCTATACAGCTGTCCACCGTTCTCAATGAACTCATTCGCCTCCGTATGGTAGTCAAGCAATGTCTTGTAACCGCTTGAGTTCAGTTTGCTTGAACTGCTGTCCGTATAGCTCTTCGAGTTTCTGAACACCTCGTCCTTGTATCTTTCATCCACACGATATGCCCAGTGGTTCTTCTTCCCGTTCTTGTTGCTCACGTCATAAGTGTAGAAATCGGTTCCATTAAACGCCTTGCTTCCTCCGTTCACAGTATCCAAGTCATAGTCAATGCCGTTTCCGAATGTCTCGTATCCCTTGAAAGTTCCGCTCATGGTGGTTCCTATATCCACATAACTTCCATTACGCTTCGACTTTTGGCATGCGATACCGTTCAGCAAGTACTCCATGGGTTTCACAACTCCATTCGCATCGTCATCCTCCCCACTGTAGTTGTTTGGATAGAAGACGTAGAATGAAACTTGAACGGTCGTAGGGCTTGGAGTCACAGTGGGTTCTTGCTTCGGTTCGGGAGGAATGGTTGGCTTCTCGACAATTTTCGGCTTGACTGTTGTATCAGCGCTGTACGGTTCAAGAATTTCACACCCTGCGAAGAATCGGAGGAGTTTCTGTTCCGTACTGTTCACGTCATCCACGTCAGTCGTTCCGTTGGATGTCTCTGTCTGCCACTCGTTAATCAATGTCGGATGGTCAATCAACAGCTTGAAGTCCAATGAACCGCCACGTTCCGTATTGGTATATGTGTATATATTCTCTCCCCTACCGATAAATTGTGTGGAATTCCACCCAACATTCACACTCTCGTTGAATTTCAGTCCATAAGGAGGGAACCACATGATTCTTCCACCGAATGGCCCCTTTTGGTCCTCATGCCCTTGGAATCCGTCACGCTCTTGCCTCCAAGCGAGATTCTCGATGGAGAACATGCAGCGTTTTATCTTCTCCTTATAGTTCTCGCTAGTTGGAGCGAAGCGTACAAGACGGTTATTCTCGTCACGGACGCTGTTCTTTTCAAGGCGAAGGCGGTTGTGCTGTGACTTCTCGACAAGTGTTCCACTCAGACTCTTGTTATCGTCGCTGAACGGTCTAATCGTCTTTGTAAAGTCATTATATTGGTAATGGTAAGTCCATACGCGACAGTAAGGATTGCTGTATCCGTTGTCCTTGGAGCCTACATGGTCCTTTTTCAACAAGTTCCTACCGTGCGACATGCCATAGCTGCTTACCGCAGATGACAATGGGTCTCTTTTTGTTCCGTCCGTCACATTGGTATGGAATCTTGCGATAAGGGTGTCAATCTTACCCCTCGTGAAACGCTTGTTGGTATAGGAAAGAAGGTCATTCTTGCTATTCCCTTGCGCATCCGCAGACGTGATTACATTCTCATATGTGTCATACTTGTTGTAATCCACTCCCAAGTGATAGGTGGTGGCGATATTCGACGTATATGGAACGGTTGACGCTCCGTTGGGCGATTCAAGTTCAGCCTCCGCATAGGTATAAAGAATTCTGCTTGTGACGGAATTCCCATACCCAGCCTCGTTGACATTGTACCTTATATGTTTGTCCGTATCCACATCATCCGTCAAGCTTACCTTGTCACCCGTAATCAAGGTGAGGTAATCATTACCCGTCTTGTCCTTTGCCACATAATATTTCTTGCTCGACAAGGATATGATGTCATCCAAAGTCGCCCCTTGCTCGTCAAGCAAGTCGTATCCGAACATGGACTTTGCTATCAGTTCCTTCGTCCTTGAAGAACTTGCATCATACAACGAATTTGACAATGAAGTGTCATAGTAATTCCCGAATGTGTCGTAATCGCTCTCAATGGGTGTGGACGGAATGATGTCCGCAGTAAATAAGGACTGATTCTCAACGACTCCGCTGATTGGCTCCAACCCTCCGTTCTTCATCCCCTTCTCTCCGAGGAATCCGAACTTGTTGTATGCGCCTATCGTCACATTGGATACGTCGGAGTCATCCTCCACTCCCGTTGTCATGTACGAGCCCATTTGACTCAAATACGAATATGAGGCGTTCAGTGTGGCGTTCAAGTAAAAGTTATTGATAATACCAAGCTTGGTGTCCTCGTATCCGTTCACATTGGTCTGAATCCCATACGGAACCATATTCCTTGCAGAAGCCGTATCCGATATGTCGTATCCTCTAACCGCTCCTACCTTGTTCTCACTCAGAAGAAGTGAGTTGATGTCGAAATTCATAGCCCTTTCCTCGGCGCTTCTGAAGTTCGGCATCGGCATCCATCCGTTAAAGTACAATGCGTTTACATAGCGGATATAGTTGTCATATCGGTTCTTATCCTCGTCCATGATGAACCAAGGATTCGTCTGTAAGTTCAATTCCGCGTCGGCAAGACTTCCTATTGGAGTGGCATAACCGTCATAGTCAAAGTGACCGCTTCCGATATTCCTCTCCAATGTGGCTTTGGCCAAATCATACTCGTTGGCGACAAGCCCAATCTTCCTATTGTATATGGAGTTCTCGTAGGAAGAGCTTGAGCTATTCCCACTCCTCACAATCTTGGCAAGCTTTGTATCCGAGCCGAAGATGTTTGATTTGTTCACAGCTGTCCAGCCTCCACTCTTGATGAGCGAGCCGAGTCCAATCATCGTGGAAGCATATACGCCTACCGTCTCTGCGGTTTCTGAAACCTTTTCGTTAATTTTACTTATCAATCCCATTACCTATAATGCATATGGTTTATTCCTTGAAAGTCAACGTTAATTGGCTTGCCTTTTTCTTATTATGCTTGGGAATACGACTCCCAAGGGGAATACGCGCCTCCCATTATACTCTTCGTACTGTTTCGGTCTTCCGTTCCCGTAGCGCTGACACCTCGAAGCATCCCTTCAGTAACCTTTTCCTTAAGCATGCTGACAAACTCACTAGACTCAAACAGCTTCTTCGCGTCAAAGTTGGCTGTCTGACCGTTTGGAGCGTCAATGCGAATCCTTCCGCTGATGTCCACCTTGATGTCTTGCACACTCGGTCTTGTCACGGAAGGTGAGGTAATTCCTATTCTGTCAATCCTAATAGGAGTCCTTTCCGCATATAATGGAGTTGGATTCACCACTGTCGTATTGTTTACATTGGAGCTGTATCCATTCTTACTGTTTGTCACAACATTGCTTGTTCCATCATAAAGGCTGTTTACGTCAGACTTGGAGTTGGCTACCACATTTTTGCTGTTTTTCACAACGTTACTAGCCACATCATAAAGACTATTCACGCTAGACCTTGAATTGGCCGCCACATTCTTGTTGTTCGTCACTATATTGCTTGTTCCGTCATAAAGACTGTTCATGTCAGACCTTGAATTGGATACCGTATTCTTGTTGTTCGATACAACGTTACTCGTCCAATCATAAAGACTGTTTACATCAGACCTTGAATTGGCTACCACATTCTTATTCTCTGATATGACTGTGTTAGGGTTTGAAGTGTTGGAAGAAATCACAATACGAGGCATTGCAAAATCTTGAGAATCAACAGTCTTTCGGATTCCCTTTACATCCTCTTGGATGATTGACAAATAATTGGCTCCTTCTGCTTGAGATACAGATTGTGTAGTCTCTCCATTGCCATTGACGGAGTTTTCGTCATTCATTCCACGCTCCTTCTTCGTGGTGGAACTTCCGATGGCGGAACCAATCTTTCCGCCAATCCAATTTCCAAGAAATCCGCCAACTACAGCTCCGACGGGGCCAGCAACAGCAGTACCGATGGCCATGCCTGCAATACTTCCGATGCTTCCGCCCAACGTATCTCCCTTGGACTCATTCGCCTTCTTCCTTGCCTCGTACTTCGCCTTCGCCTTTTCACTCCTTGAAAGCGAGGAATCCGCATTAATCTGACGTTTTTCCTCCTCCAATTCGGAATTGGCAGCCGAATAGTCTGAAACGGCGCTTGCCACAGACAATACTGTTCCAACCGCGCCAATTCCTTTCGCAACTTTTCCAATCTTGAATATACGTCCAAGCTTCGAGCCTTTTCCTAGCGCTTTTGATAGTTTTGATTCGCTGCCACTGAACGTGTTGCCTGTGGGTGTAGTTGGTGGCGTGTTTCCACCTTTCCCTCCGAAAAATTTACTGAATTTACCTCCGAACTTCTTTCCAAGGTACTCGGTTCCAAATGCGGATGCGACAGCACTTCCAACGCCAACGGCTCCAAGTGTCATGGCAGAGCCGAAGGTGTCAAAAGCCCAATTGATGGCTCTCGGAATCCCCAAGTTATTCACCACGTTGGCTTCATTTACAGCGATGTGCTCCCTACCTCCCGTAATCCTCTCTTGCAAACTACGGGTTTCCTTTACATAGGTCTTCAAGTAATCGCTCAGTTGGCTTCTGATGGAATGTACGTCACCTTGTATGCTCTTCTCAAAGTCATTCGTCCTTCGAATCTCGTCAATCTGTTCTCCGCTCAAGTCCTTGATGTCCACATCCTCAAAGTCCCCGTTGGAATTCATGATATTGACCTTCCACTGCTTTGTTTCAGCGTCATACTGAGCGGTATTTGCCACATATGCCCTTTGTTCCTCGTTCAAGTTTCTTCCCCTCAAGTAAGCCTCGATATTTCCGAGCTTCGCTTGTTGGGAAGCCATGTTGAACAGTTCGTCATAGGAGATTCCAAGTTGGTTGGACGCCTCCCTCATCTTCGCCTTGTCAAGCGCAGACATTTCCACTTGTCCGCTCTCCCTATTGAAGACGGCAGTCGATGCCACCGTGTCCACAATCCTCTTCGTGAACGACTCGGCGTCAAGCAGCGCCTCTCCCATGGCTTGCATGGGGTTCGTGAAGTTGGCAGCGTATGAGCCTCCCAAGACTTGGATGTTGGCACTAGCGGAAATGGCTCCCTCGATGTTGTTGAACTTGTCCATCGCAGCGCCAACGGATTCCATGTTGAACTTCAAGCGCTGTGAAAGCAACGTCATCTTGGATATTCCGTTCACTCCCTCGCGGAAAGTATACTTGGAAGCCATCTTGATATTCTGAGAGAACTTCTCACTCGCTTGCTGTACGTTCAACCCTTGGCTTGCCGCACGAGCAAGTGTCAAGGTGAGATGGTCAAGAGCGGTTGAGGAGGATGCTCCCAATATGTCGAAATTGGTCTCTGCGTTGGATACGGCAGCCTCTCCGACAGCGGTGGAAAGACCAGCGATGGATTCCGTCTGCTCATTGGTAAGAAGAATGGCTCTTCCCGTATTCTTGATATAACTTTCTTGGAACTTGAATATGTCCTTGAACGTCATTCCAAGGCGTTCCGCCATAGCCCCATAGTTGGAAAGGACGTTGTTCTCGAATCCCTTCACTTGGGAAGCGGCCATTCCGCTTTCCCTACCGAGCGCAGTTACGGCATGGTTAATCTCAAGATACTTGTTGAACGCCTTCTTTCCTTCCCCGTAAATGGAGCGCCACAATGCCTTAAGTGTATTCAGTCTTCCTTGCTGCGCCGTCAATGCGGAATTCGCCGCATAGACATTCTCTGACGTCTGCTTGGAGAAGTTGGCGATTTCCTCCGAATTGTCCTTAATCTTGGATTGAAGGTTGACAGTGGCGTGAAGCTTCTGTCTGCCACTCTTCTCTGCTCCGTAATCATGGAGCATCCTTGAGCCGACGCTAGATGAGTTCAAGTTCCCTTCAATCTGCCTGATTCCCTTAAGGATGTCCTCAAGTCTTGCCTTCAGTCGGTTCCTTTCTCTGAAATCGCCTCCGTTGTCCTCAATCTTCTGCTTCTTCTCGCTTACGGCTTGCGCTTCCTTCTGCAAGTCATGATAGGTCCTCAGCTTGTCAAGAAGTTTGGCCATTTCCCCACTTTCCACATGGTATTTCTTGGCCAATGAGTCGATGTTGCCAACATTCTTCTTGATTTGCTCGCCAAGGTCGCCCATTCTCTTTGTGAGTTCGTCGTATGACTCCCTCAGCTTAGGCTCGGCTTGGAAAAGTTTGTTCAATTCCTCTTCCGACATGTTGAATGTGCTTGCAAACTGTTGGTGGAGCTTGTTGCCCTCAGTACGAAGTAGGGCAAGCTTTCCGATAAGCTTGTCGGCGTTGGCTGCGAGGAGAGCAATCATCTCCTCGTGTTCCTTATTGATTATTTTTCCGTTTTTATTAGCCATCCTAAGAGAATATTCAAATTACCTATAAATAGGTATTTTATAGTTTTTTAACCGTATAAGTTTGCTTACCCAAAATATTTTTGCTACCTTTGCATCGTGAAACAAAAATAGGAGACAAATTATGAGCAGACAACAACAACAAGAAATTGACTCATTGAGAGAAGAACTCAATTCTGTCAGAAGCGAGCTTCAGCAAGCAAACAAGCCGAAAGTGTTCCGAGAGGTCGAAGGACCGCTCGGATTGAAATACATCATCGAACAAGGCGGTGGAAACTTTTCCATTTGGGACTTTTTGGATGTGTTACTTAGATTCATTGCCATCATTTGCTTTATAGGTGGCTCGTTCTATATCTTCACACATTGGATTATTTGATTTTATTGAGCTAAGTGATATATACATGAAAATGGAGTAGTAGATTGGCTGAATGCCTTTCCGTCTACTCCATTTCTTTATAAAAAACAGTTTGCGCAATGCCTATTCAAAAGGAGATTCCTCGCTCAAGTTCATGGTTGGAAGAATCTCAAAGCTGTCATCTTGTTCCATGTTGAAATTCAATTCCTTGAGCACTTCCTCCACTATCCTTTTGAAAGAAAATCCCCTTTCCTCCTCCATTTGGCCTTTATACTCCACAAAATTATACGCCTCAAGTTCTTTCTGCAACTTGAATTTCGCATCAATGCTCCAATATCTGTAAAGCCTTGAAACAGAGCCATATCCTAGTCCGTCCAAGAATTCATATAGTTTTTCATCCTTGCAAACGTATACCTTGCTCCCTTTCGGATTTTCCATGGCATAAATATCGTCAAGCAACTTTTGAGAAGTGGTGTTCAAAAGTCTTATATTGCCGCTATTCGTCTTGACAAGCAAGGCCATGACATTACTTTTCTTATTGTTCCTCCTCCGTTCAATCCTTGCCTTGTCCTCATCATTCAACTTGAACTCCTTCTGCTCATCAGCCGACATAAAGCTCTCGACTGTGAACAAGCCTCCAGTTCGACGAGAAATAACAGCCGCAATCATTCTGAATTCGGGTCCATGACCTTGCTTGGGACAACGTCCATTCATATAAGTATACAAATGACACATCTCATGTAGAAGGGTTGACAAACAGCCGCGCTCAGTTCCAAAGTATCTGTCGTTCAGCACAATCTGCGGACGGCATTCCTCATAGAAATTCTCCTTGTCAATCCAAGTTTTCCTTCCAAACCACACGGAGAAAAGTCTGCCGCTCCTTCTGTCACCTTTCACCTCGTTTTGAAAGTGAAATAAGCCGTAATACTTGGTATCAATCTTCCGTATGTCAAAGTCACACTTTGTCAGCTCGCCTCTGAAATACTTCTGATTGAATATCTCATACTGTTCATTCATCCATTCCACGGTCGGCTTGAACACGTTTGATTCTTCCATTTTTTCCTATCTCTTTTTGCTGTTGATTTCATTCTGTTGGGCAAGTTCCGCATAAGCGTTGATTGCCTCTCCATTGATTTCGTTCTTCCTCGCTTGTCGGTTCTCCTCGTCTGCGATTCCATTGTGCTTGGCGATGTAGTACTTTCTGTCCCTCACGGGCATCTTGTCCAATACCTCGAACGGTATTCCGATATACTTGAAACAACCGAACAATTCGTCCTTAAGGTTCCTCTCGAAATTAGGCGATATTAAGGAAAATAGAATCGTCCCATTCAAGAAAGGTGTCGAAGGAGCCACCTCCGAGACTCAATGGACGCTCCACGGTGATGGAGAAGTCAATACCAGGCTCATTCTCCAAGATGTACCTTCTCAGCATCAGCGAATCCTTCGCGCCCATGTTCCTTACATACTGCGAAATGAACTTCTTGTCACCATTCCCGTTCACTGACACAATGGAAAGCTCCAACCTATTCGTAATCGTCTTTGAATAAGGGAGCGGAGACCTACTTGCGAGTTTCTTCACCCAATCCGACATCTTGCCGAGGTCATCCACAAACATCTGCTTCTCCTTTCCGCTCAGAATCTTGTCAGACTTGATGGCGTCCGTCAAATCCTTAATCTGTCCCCTCACAGTATTCGCCTTTACACCCTCTTCCTCAAGCCTTGAAAGAGCCATCAAAAGTTTCTCATCCCTACGGGTCAAGAACTTGAACTTAACGTCATCCCCACTGACGGGAAGCTTGAAGTCAAAGTATCCGTTCTCATCCCCCTCCAACTTGAATTCCTTCACCTTCAGCTGAGACAAGTCCACCACAGACTCAATCTGCTCGCCACTCTGAGGGTCTTTCACCACAATGGGGAAATCCGCCCCGTATGAACTAGCCCTCAAGAACAAGGTAATCGCATCCACGTCACCGACGCAAAGACTGTCAATGTCAATGGACTTGTCCACAATCTTCTGCTTGAGCAAACAGTCAATCACAAGACCGTCCTTGTACAAGTTGGGAGACGTAATCATATTCTCGTCATAAGCCGTCAGATAAGCCACGGCGATTCTGTCCCTCTTGTCCTTATAACACTGACCGTTGCTAGGCAATGATACGATATCGTACTGCACGTCACTGTTCACAGCCCCGAAATCACTAGGAACTGTTGAAGAAGAACCGTTGTAGTATCCATATACATCATCGGAGGTGTCACGCGCCTCAAGAGCGTCCTCGCCAACCTTCACTTCCTCCGTGGAAATCACATTATTCGCACCCACCAAGTTGATTCGGTCGTAAACGCTCGACTCATCCCTCGAAAGGAAGTCAACCACATCATTCCCATTATCCTTGTTAGACGAATTCTTGGAAACCACCTCGTCAGCAACACTCTCGTCCACATTCCTCAACTTTTGGATAATGTCCTTCTGCGCCTCGACAATAAGTTTCATCTTGTCCTCGTCGCCTCCACGCAACCTCACCTCTTCCTTCGTCTTCTCATACATCTCATTATTCGCAAGGAGCATCTGAATCTCCTTCTCTTGCTGCGCTGTCCTTGTCTTCTTTGCCATATATGGTATAATTTGAATATATTTTTTAAATATAAGTTTCTTTGTTTTATATCAGTGACGCTTCTTCTTCTCTTTCTCCTTGTCAATAAGGTTCAACCGCTCGATGAGCATGTCCATCACCATCTTCGGATTATTTCGTATGTCGTGCTCCCAAATGCGGAGAATGGGAATGCCGTGAAGAAGCGCCCAACGGTTCTTAAGCTCGTCAACCTTCTTGTTGCGGAGCTGCATCTTGTTGAGCTCCTTGCCCTCGTAAAGGAGGGGATTGGAGTGGTAGTAATCACCATCTATCTCAACGAGCAACCTCCCCTCCAACATGAAGTCAAAGAACCTTCCAATGTCCTTCGCCTCATATTGGTATATGTATTCCACTCCAAGCTTGTCCAAGAAATCCCTCGCGAAGTCCTCTTCAAGTTTCGACGTCCCGAACTTCGGATGCCACTTCTTGAAAAAACCTCCCCTCTTCTTCGGTTTGCTCGCTTGTTTTGCGTTCTTGTTCTGACGTTTCAACGGTTGGTTCACGGTTACTCTTATTTTGTTGTTTCTATAAATAGCGTCAACTTAAAATTTTCATATTCTCAACAAACGCCTTAATTTCATCGATATTGGAATTATGCTGAGTGATGTAAAATAGCTTGATTCCATGCTCCTCGCACAGCATCCGTTTCGCCTCGTCACGTTCTTGTTGTTCCTCCAAGTTCCTTTCCCCTCCAAATTTGTCAAACGCTCTGAAATGCTGTCCGCCTTGGACCTCGACAGCTACATTATACATTGGGAGGAAGAAATCAAGCTTCATATGACGCTTGAATACAAGCCAATCAAAAGTTTTCTCTTTTTCAACCTCATATCCTTCAGCCAATAATTTCTCGTAAACCTTTTGTGCCATTCTACTGAAATTGACCACTTTTGCGCATTTCGGGCATAATGAGCCATTCAAGTGGTTATTGGGCCGCTGCCAAAACTCCCCATGCTCTCTGCAAATGATAAGCACGTTTTCAAACACTCCATTGTATTCAACCTTGGAGTAATCATACTTGTCTCCATGCACTTTTCTAGCATCCTCCACGAACTCTTCCGTTGTCCTCCTTCCATGCTCCAATGAGCCATGACCACTGCATCGAGGGCATCCATAACCACTAAGATGGTCATTAGGCCTCTGCCAAAACTCACCATGCTCCTTACAGATGATGCATACCTTCGTCTTGTTGTTCTTGTAATCAACCTTTGAATAGTCATATCTATCACCGTACTTCTCTCTTGCCGCTTGGATGAATGATTCCGTCGTTTTTCTCCTCATAGGACGTATTTTAAGGCGTTTTAAGGCACTTTCTCCACAAAATAGTATAGTTTATCATCCAAGAAAAAACAATGGCTTAAATCGAAAATTTTACGATATTTATTGATAATAAATAAGAACGCAGAATGCTTTTAAAAGAAGATATACGAAGAATTTCAGAGAAGTATTGCCACCAAGCACTTCTCAAACTAATAAAGGAATCCAAGGATAGGGACTTGTCAGAATATGGAAAGATTGAGTATGAAACCTATATCGACGAGGATGAATATGCGGAATGGCTTCAAGCAAACGGACTTGAAGACAACGAAGAGTCAAAGAAGAAGTACTTGAACGATGAGGCAATGTTCGACATTGATTACTACGACTTGGATTTCCATCGCTGTGACAATGACTCTGTCATGTTCTATGAGATAGAAAGAATGTTCGATGACAGAATCGCAGAGAAAATCTTCAATGATTGCTTGAAAGACGGAAAGGGAGAAATAGAGCCATTTACCATGTATACGGAAGAGGATGTGGACATTAACAATCCGTACGAACTTGACCAAATGGCTATGAAAATACTCCCTCACGGAGATTATTATGACAACTGTAGAGGCTTTATCTTGCATAACGGAGTTGTCGTTTACACTGAGGACGAGCACAACGCAAGTGCATTGATACCTGGAGTTGAAGGAACTTTCCATTTTATTGACCTCGGAAATATCCGACTCACGCACAATGGTATCGATATGTCATGTATGCCAACGGCTGCTCAATTCGATACGCTTGAAGAAGTCATCCAATCGTACCATAACGACGAACTGTATGTCTCCTTCCTTGATTCAAGCAAGTACCTCCACTATGACAGTCCTTATGTAGATATGGTCATCAATGATATTGACAGATACTATTCAGATGGAAAACTTCCTCAAGATGACAACGAGGAGGAAGATGAAGACACAGAGGAAGAGGAACTTTGATTTATTAGTTTCTTAATATCTTCAATTAGCAAGTTCGGATTCGACTTTATATCGTCCTCCCAAGCAACAAACAATCGAAAACCGTGAGAATCGAGATATGACGACTTAATTCCATCTTTCTCGATTCTCCTCTTTTGCTTTTCATTAATTGGACCATTCTTGTAGAATCTTGGGTCGCAGTGCCAATACCTGCCGTTAATCTCTATGACTAGATTATATTTCGGAAGATAGCAGTCACAAAATTGATTGATGTCTTTTATATAGAACTGTCTAATTACTTCTTCTCCTAATGGCATAATGAATTTGTCGATGAACTCATTCTCAAGCTTGGATGTTTGCGTAAATGATGCTGTTTCAAGCCGTTTTAAGGCTTTCTGAGACAGTTTTTCTCTCAGTATGGCGGATTGTTCATCTGAATAACATTCGCTCCATTTTAAGCCTTTATTCCACTGTATGCGCTCGCCATTTCTGTACTGCCTTCTCCTCGTCTCGGCGGATTTCTCCTTAGCTCTTTCATTATGCCCCCAATTATTGTTTATCCTCGCTGCGTGTCCTCGTATGAAGTCGGCGAAATGCGCTCCGTTATTATACTCTATATCCGTAAATTCACCACAACCACACTTGCAAGTAGGCCTTTTCCCATTGTACAGCAAATCTGTCAATAACTTCTCCTTGGATATGTCCCCATGCGCCTTGAACCTCACAATATGTTTAGAAAGGCCATTGAATGTATTGAAACTCCTATCACAATACGGACATTTGTAAATCAATTCTGAATCAGTCTCCATAAATCTTCAACCGTTAACGCATATTGTGTTTCAACATAACACTCATCTTCTTTAATTTCATTTAAATCTGTGAAATACAGCATTTTAACACCATTTTCATTGCATAAATCACGTTTTCTCATGTCTCTTTCATGTATTGACTCTGTTTCTCGTCCCCAATTCCCAATACCGAAGTGCTGTTTGCCTTGGCACTCAATGGCCATACTGTATTTTGGGAGATAAAAGTCAAGTGACATCTTTCCAAGCCAATCAAAGCGTTTCTGCATCTCGAATTCCACTCCTTTTTCTTTCAATAGCCTTGCAACTTTCAATTCCAACTTGCTCTGCTTGCAATAAGGACAACCTTCACGCTTTGTCAAATGCATATTCGGAGTCATCAAGAACTCCCCATGCGTAGGGCATATAATGATTCCCTTTGTCCGTGCATTCACATACTCAAACTTGGTGTAATCATACTTGTCCCCATGAACTTTCCTTGAATCAATGACAAACTGCTCCTTACTTTTCCTACATTTCTCACCACGCTCCTCATACGAGCACTTTTCGCATCCGTACAACCAATGACTGCTTGCCCTCTGACGAAACTCTCCATGTTTTGGGCAAATGATGGTAATTAGTCTTTCCTTTCCCTCATAAACAGCCTTACTGTAGTCATATTTCTTGCCATGTCTATCAATGGAACGGCGTAGAAACTCCTCTTGTGTGATTTTCTTGCTCATAATATAGAAAAAATATAGCGGAATGGGGAAAAATAGCAACCCCAATCCGCTAAAAAAAATGACGTAATGAAAAATGAAATTAGTAGCAGAGAATCGCATAGTCGAAGCGCAAGGTAATCTGAATGGTCGCCAAGTCATCAGCCGAGTAGTTCAAATCACCGAAGTTTGCCACCGTTGCCATCGTGTTCTTCAGAATCCATTTCTGTACGACGACGCCCGTAGGGTCAAGCATTTCGAGTTCGACGTCACGCTTGTATCCGACAGCATACCCTTGCCTACCCGTTACACTTTCCGAGTGCAGTCGAATCCACTCCATCACGGCTTGTGATGCGGAAGGTCCGATGGGGTCTCTCAGTGTAATCTGAATCGAATCCCACGTGTATCGTCCTACGACCCAAGTCGAGGTGTTGAGGAACGGGATTTCCGTTTCCTTTTGGTTGATGGTAGGACGAGATGCGCTGTCAAGCCACCATTCTTGGATGCCAAGGTCGGCTGGAAAACGGAACAGCCAACGGTTTTTTCTAAGCGGCTCATAGTTGAGCGGCATTTTAATCAGCAAATCAGACATATCTAATACTAGTATTTGTTCAATTTTCTGATAAATAGCTCCGTTCTTGTTTTTTCTCCCTTTCTCTCTCATTTTTTAAGCTTTCTTCTTGGCACTGATATTTACAGTTAAAAAACTTACATTATACATGTCCTCCACAAAGAAACTAACGACTGAGGAATTCATTCTCCGTGCGAAATCCAAGCACGGAGACAGATACGATTATTCAAAAGTGTCCTACGTCAATGACAGAACGAAGGTCACAATTATCTGCCCTCTTCACGGAGAGTTCCGACAGCTCCCTTCCGCCCATTTGAGAGGGCAAGGATGTCCAAAGTGTAGCGGTAGGACTCTTTCACGTGAGGAAGTAATCGAGCGGTTTAAGAAGGTTCATGGAGATGAGTACGACTATCCCAAGTTCGAGTTCAACGGGATGCATGTGAAGTCAACCATTATATGCAAAGAGCACGGAGAATTCCAACAGACACCATCCAAACACTTAAATGGACAAGGATGTCCCTTGTGTGCGGTCAGCAAAAGGAGTGAGAAGCATAAGTTGGACAAGTCCGCATTCATACATAGGGCAAATCTGCTGTACAACTATAAGTACGACTATTCCAACGTGGATTACAAGTCCATTCTTGACAAGGTCATCATCGTTTGTGGTAAACACGGGGCATTCTTACAGCGTCCCAACGACCATTTGCAAGGACACGGATGCCCGACATGTGGGAAATTGGTATCTTCCAATGAGATGGAGATATTGGAATACATTATTAATAAGGTAGGTAAGGATAATGTCATCCACAACGACAGAAGATTGTTGGACGGAAAAGAAATCGACATACTGCTGCCTTATATTCATGTAGGTATAGAGTACAATGGATTGAGATGGCATTCAGAGAGTTTCGGCAAGGACAAACAGTATCATATCAACAAGTTCTTACAAGCGGAAGATAAAGGAATCAACCTATTTCAGTTCTTCGAGGACGAATACATTATGAAAAAGGAGCAAGTGCTTAATGTAATTAATAAAGCGATAAGCAAGGAAGAAGAAGAGATTGACGGATTTGAGATAAAAACCATTGAAAAATCCATTGCAAAAGAATTCATGGACAAGAATTGGATTGAAGGTTATCACGCATGTACCGTATGCTATGGATGCTACCATCACAATGAACTCATCGCTTGTTCTTTGTTCAAGCGAAAAAGTTTAAATTGTCAAAATTACGAATTAAAACGCTATTTTTGCAAGATTTCTGCGAAAAACGAGGATAAAATCCTAAAATCAATGGCTTTAAAGCTGTTTCTTGAAGAAAATGCGGAAGAGGTTGAATTCATCGTAGACAACCGATTCAACATATATAATAATGTATTGGAAAGTGTCGGATTCCAAAGATGCGGATGTGTGCCACAAGACTACTATTACATTGACAGCGCCAATCCAACCCATAGGATTCCGAGGCACAAGATGAACAAGAAAACCATATCGTTCAGATACAACCTACCATACACACTGTCCGAAAAGGAAATGGCAATAAAATTAGGATATGAGAGGATTTGGGACTGTGGAAAGGCAAAATATAAAATAAAAAAGCCCTAGGACGAATTCCTAGGGCATGCACGGTGCGATTAATGCTTGGTTTTCGCTCGTCACCGTGCTCCAATGCCATTTTTATTCGTGCTTCAAAAGATGGAAAAAGACCACCATCCACGCGCATTACTTTCCGAGATGGCCTCTCGGTAGCCGCTGCAGCGGAAACTTATCTCTCGACAAGTTCTTTGTTAGTTAAAAGACTTTCTTATGTGTGCAAAGATATGATTTCTTTCTGTATCTGCAAAATTATCAATTATCTTTTAACAAAGATTAAGCATTTTGCTTCATATTCTGTCCACCGTTCTGCTGTTCGTTGCGTTCTGTGTATAACTTATCGCATTCCATCCACACCTTCTTGTAAAAGATGTATTCCTCGGAATCCACGTCCTCAGCGAACTCTTGGATGCCGTCAAGGGCAAGCTTCCTTATTTGGGCAATCTTGTCGTCAACCTCAGAGCCGCCAATCTCTTGTTCCGCATAGTCGGGGCCTTCCTCGCCTTCATAAGGAGGCTCGTCATCGTACTCGGTGGGAACTTCTCCCTCGTCAAAAACATAACTTTCCTTCAGCAATTTGGTGCACTTGTCCAAATCAGCCAACATCTCTTGTATATAAGATTGTTTCTTCTTCATATAGGGTAATGAGCAAGTCTTCTAATATCCTCGCCATTATATAAATATAGGAAGAAATGGAAAATAGAATACAAAGATGATAAAATATTAGCTGAACGGAAAACTTATTCCTCCCAATGTTCAAAAGGTTTATGAAAACAGTTGCAAGCTCTAAAATCTCGGACAAGTTCATCCGCTTTACTCTTATCCTCAATCCACTCCTCGTAAAGGAACTGCCCGTATAACGTCAGTATATTCCACTTCCCGTCCAACTTCACAAAGGTGCAGTTCTCATGGAAATCAATGGCATAGTCAAACCAAATATCAGAAAGCAGCTTCGCTTCCTTATCCAAGAAATTGTACTTCCCGTCACGCTTAACCACCAAATATCCCTCAGCATAGCCTTCCTCCATCCAATCAAACCAAATATCACTCAGAATATTTCCTTTTCTATCGATTAAGTTATATTTCTTGTTTCTCATAACCTTCGCCACTTCTCTCCACTCGAAGTCATATTCTTCAACTTCGTCAAAGAACTCATCACTAACCAATTCGCCTTCCTTGTTGGCAAAGTTATATCCTTGTTCGGTCCTTACAATAGCATAGCCTTCGTCGTCAAACGGAAGAACGCTAAGAAACTTTTCTCCAAAAACTATATTTCCTTTATCATCAATAAGATATTCTCTTCCACTATCTGAATCCTTGGCTGAAAAATACCCATATTGTACCTCCTCAAGCTCATCATACCAAGTGTCAAAAACAAAACTTCCATCTTTTGCAATATAATTCCATTTACCATCACGTTTGACCTTGATTGAACCATTATGCCACACCTCAATGTCCTCAAACCATGATTCGGAAATCAACTTGTTATTCGTGTCAATGACATTAAACCGAGGTTCCTCTTTTCTTTCCACCTTGGCTTTACCTTCTATGAATGTATAAACCATTAAGTCTTTCGGCTTTTTATAATAACTAAATTCAATACCACATATATTTTATTGTTTCACTTTGCAAATATAAACAGTAAAAGAAAAATATGCAAATCCGCAATGTTAAATATAGCAAAAAAAATCTTCATTATAACACTGTTTTCACAAGTTATGTACTAATAATTAGTACATAACTAAACTGGCAAATGCTAAGAAGAAGACTAACAAGAAGATATTTGGATAATTATATCCTATTCACGACAAGTGGAGCAACTAGCGGAAGCACTTTTGAAATTGGATATAATAGTGGGTCAACATCGTTTTTAGGATGCATAGCAGCGATTGTTTATGATGGAAAGGTATATTCTCCTACGTCATCAATCACTTTATCAAATGAGGATTCTAATGAAATAAAAATCTGTATAAGAAGGCAATCAAAAGGTCTTCATTTTATG